TTACCGGCCGGTCAGGGGCAGGCGGGGGAGGGCATACCCCCCTGGGGTACCCCTACGGGGTACCCCAGGCCCCCGGACCCCCTGTCCCCCTTCGGGGGACAGGGGGCCGGCCAGGCCGGGGCAGGCCATCCGTGCCAGTCCCCCCGAAGGGGGGACTGGCCCAGGCCAGGGCAGGGGGCAGGAGGGGGGCACCCCCCCGAAGGGGGGGTGCCACGGGGGGTACCCCAGGGGGGGGGGGGGGGGTACCCCACCCAGGGGGCAGGCAGGGGGTACCCCAGGGGGGTACCCAGGGCAGGGGGTGCCCAGGGTGCCCAGGTCCCCAGGGGGTGCCCTGCAGGGGGTGCCCTGCACAGGGGGTCCTGCCAGTGCCCAGGGGGTCCACAGAGGGGGGGGGTCCTGTACCCGCTCCGACCAGGCACTTCGGACCAATTTCGGGGAATTGCTTGACATCGCACAGCGGCAGGCGTACCGTCGTAGACGTTCCACCACGGAACACCGAACATCGACAACTCCACAGCGGATCGCAGCAAGTCAGACCAAACGGCTTGACATCGCACAGCCGAGCTGCTACCGTGGTCACCACGACAACAGCACAGCGGACACGCGATACACAGCGGGTAGGGCCTTCAGCCAGCGGCCCTTACGAGCACACCAGGCAATAGCAAAACGGCCCGCTCCGGATTCGATCCGGGACTTGACATCGCACAATCCACACGCTAGAGTCGGAGACACACCACAACAGCAGACCGGCCCGATGATCCAAGATCGAAGGACTTGACATCGCACAGACGATCCGCTAGAGTGGTCACCACAATCGAACAGGGGCGGGGTTGCAGAAACCGCGTGAGCATGACGGGAATGCAGCTACCTGAACACCGGACGACCCGGGCAAGAGGCAGGGGCTCTAAGCGCCGACACACCCACACCGCCAGCGAATAGATGGACCTGTGAGGATATTTGTCCTCGGGGAGCGGAGGATTGAGAGCCACCGCCACGATCCGAGGAACGAACAGTACGGGGTGACTAGCGGCGAACGGCACGTCGGCCCCAGGGAACGCAGCAGGGTAGACCATCACGGATCGGACACGAGGAATGCAACCGAGGGTTCGATGCCCTTCCGATCCGCTCCTCTTTTTTTGCCCACAGACTTGACATCGCACAAAGGGATGGTCATGAACAAGCAACAGCGCGTGTACCTCGACGGCAAGGTCTACATCTGCCGAGGCACCAACATCGTGAGGGTTCGCTGACATGAGCAAGGGATCGAGCTTCCGCAACGGCATCGACGGCAAGCACAGCCACGGCTTCAACTGGGGTGAGCGGCTGACGGTGGTCCGTCGCGACTGCCAGAGCTACGGCGTCGACCGCTACCTCGTCAAGGATTCGTCCGGCCGTCACGGCTGGGCCTACTGAAGGGATCGCCATGCGAGAGATCACGATGGACGACATCACCGACTACGTGTATCGCCACGTCGACGGGGAGAAGTTCGACCAGGCTTCGATCATCCGCGAGCTGGAGCACACGCTGCCAGACCACGCCGAGGATGAGCTGGACACTGAGCTGCTCATCGCCGAAGCCTTGGATGCCGGCGTCCTGTACCGGCACATCTATCTCGACTGACCAAGACTTGACATCGCTCACCACGACCAGGGGACAGGAGACATGGCTTCGCACAACGAAGTGCTCGGACGCATCGACCTGAGCACTCGCAAGGTCACCGACAACATCATCCGAGTCTTCGCCAAGGCATCGGAGCAGGACATCCTCGACGGCAAGGTGTGGTACGAGGAGGCCAAGGCCCTGGCGGTGGAGTGCGCGGTCAACGGAGGCATGACGCTGGAGCAGTCGGCCGTCATGATCGCCCAGCTCTCCCCGAGGCTCCGCTGGAACAAGAACGTCGAGGCCGCTCGGTCGCTGGTCGCCACCGGCAAGGCTCCGGGCGTGCTCAGTCGCTCGGTCGAGCGTGCCCTGCAAGCCATGACCGCTGAGGACCCGTGGTCCACGTTCGGCAAGGCACCGAAGACTCGGAGCTTTGCGCTCAACATCCTGGGCGACGACCACGCGGTCACCGTGGATGTCTGGGCCGCTCGGGTCGCAGGCATCACCGAGCAGCAGCTCGGTCGGGCGGGTGTGTACGAAGCCATCGCCCACTGCTACCGGCTCGCTGCCAAGCGGGTAGGTATCTCCCCTGCCCAGATGCAAGCCATCACCTGGGTCGTGGCGCGTGGTCGCGCCTAAGACTTGACATCACACATCGACAGAAGGGATGAGTCACACATGAGGAACAGCGTCGTCTACGACCAGCACTACCTGATGGCGGTCGACACGCTGCAGAGCGGCGGCGGTACCTACAACCGAGACATCTTCCGCACAGCGAAGCTGCCGTACCGCTACGTGGTCGCACTGGGCGAGCCGTTCGAGGCCGTGGTCGACGCCGACGACATCTCGGGCGTGATCCGGGCTCTCCGAGGCTTGGCCGACCAGCGCGGAATCTGGTGGCCGGAACGAGCTTTGGGCACCTGGGTCAACGAGGGCAAGGTCCACGTCGACATCGTGGAGTCCATCGGCAACCTGACCAAAGCCTTGGAGGTTGCCCAGGAGCGCAAGCAGCTCGCGATCTGGGACTCGGTCGACCAGGTTTCGATCCCGGTCCCGGCAGAAGACACCGCTGCCGCCTAACAGCCCCGCATGGTGCGCGCCGAGGTTCGAGTCCTCGGCGGGGCACGACAAGACACCAGCATCCACGGAGGTATCGAGACATGAAGGTGTTCCTGTTCACCGTCGCCCTGTTCGAGGCCATCCTCATCGGCAACGGAGGCGTGGCTGAGGCCGAGCCTGTCGACCTGTTCGACCAGAGCAACTTCCCGTGCCAGGAGGACGAAGTCTTGGGCTACGCCCCGGAGTTCGGTCCCGACCGCGTCGGCTGCATCCACATCGACAACATCCGCTGAGAGGCATGACCATGATCACCCCGTACAAGGGCCGTCACATCGGTCCCCGCACTCCAGTCTTCGCCTACCGCAACCTGCACAACGGCAAGTGGTCGCTGCGTGCCGAGGCAGGCCAGCACAAAGGCAAGGTGATCGGCCACGCCGACAGCGTTGCCTTGATCGACTGCCAGCTCAAGGTTTCGGAGTCCGGACGCCAGCGAGTCATCGCTGAGCAGAAGAAGAACGTCCACGCGGGCGTCGTGGGCACCATCGTCCGAGATTTCGATCCCCGGCCGTATGACTGGGAGGGCGAGTACGCCCGCAAGCTGTCGTACAACCCCTACAAGGCACCGACCTTCACGGTCGACGGAGACTCCGTGGGCTACGCCACGATGGTCCACCTTGCCGACGACGGCAAGGCATACGCCTATGGCGCAGTCCGCTGACCGAGGCTTGACATCACACAGAGAGGAGAGAGGGATGGCTGGCCGCGCTGCACCCGAACAGCTCCGGGCTCGTCTTGAGCTTCGGCGCAGCAGTGCGGCACAGCCGCATCGCAACCGCAAGCGAGAGTTCAAGCGCCCAGGCAAGGGCAACCGCAACAACTGGAAGAGAGGAATCAATTGACCGCCATCGAATCGAAGGAATACGAGCAGACCCGAGTGCGCCTGCAGGCCGACCCCATCGTGGCCGATCTGAGCGTCGAGCTCTTCTTCGCGCCCGACGAGATCAAGGCATCGCTGGTCCACGAGGGCGGCTCGCCCACCTTCGAGTTCATGCAGCGAGCCAACGCCGAGTACGCCCGTCGCGGTGGCACCGACGGTGGGCACATCGGAGGCATCGCTGAAGCGATCCTCCGCAATGTCGCGGAACTGAACGCCCTGCTGGGTCTCTGAGTCATCGCTGACTACGCCGTCCGGACACCCACCTCCTGTCCGGGCGGCTAGGTGAGGGATGAGTCCGAGAGGAAGACATGACATGGAGATCGGCAACGTCGACAAGGTTCGAGAGGCTCTCGCCAACTTCCAAGCCGTGGCGAAGGCCAAGCACGACTTCATCGAGGAAGCCACCGACGAGTCGGGCGACTACGACTGGAAAGCCGCCGAGGTCGTCTCCGACTACGACCACGAACTGGCCTACCTGGGCGAGCTGCTGGCTGACGCCATCGAGGAAGGGTTGAGCTGATGCGCCGATACAACCGACGCCGGCCGTCCGGATCGCGCTGGATGAACCTGCACCGCGCCGACACATGCAAGGTGTGCGGCAACGAGATTCGAGCCGGTGAGCGTGCGTATTGGGATGCAAGGCATCGCAACGTGACCTGCACCCGCATCGAGTGCGCCAAGGCCGATGGCCTGACCCGGCAGGAGTGGCGTGGATCGCCGGTCTCCGGAGGCTTCGTGGATGTCCTGGCCGAGACCCGCATAGGCATGGCCGCTGTCCCGGCCGTCCACACCATCCGGCTCAACTCCGGAGCCGTCCTGTCCGTCAACGCCCGTGGCCGGTGTGAGGACGCACCGTGCTGCGGCTGCTGCACCTGAGAGAAAGCCATGAGCAACATCCACCGAGAGGATTGGTACCTCGGTGTCGATGACGAGTTCAACGTCGGTGAGCCACAACAGAAGTCACCGCGCTGGCTCAAGAACATGATCAACGGACCCGAGTACTACCGCGACCGCAAGTACTCGCGACGGAGGTACCACCGATGAAAGTCTTCGCCACGATCCTCGCCGCGCTGGGGCTGCTGCTACTGACGCCGGTCTCAGCGCAGGCGAGTCCAACTTGTGAATACCGGTCGGCCGCGCACATCGCGGAGCACGGAGGCTTCGCCGCCGACAACGCATGGCACATCGCCCACGGCGACCTGCCGACCTGTGACCCGGAGCCCGAACAAGGCTCCGTCCAGCCATCCACCGACAACTACCAGGACCGCGACGACGACGGAAGGAAGTCCCGCTTCTGCCGCAAGCACTGGTTCTGCTGAGGAACAGCCATGACCAAGAAAGACATCGAGTACCGGAAAGCGTTGGGGCTCAATCAGTTTGAGCCACTGCCGAAGAGCGTAGGCGTGGTCCTACGCAGCGCACCCAGCCTGAAACGTCCACGGGTCACTGCCCTGGCCCGCTAGCCCGAAAGGAAGACATGATGCCGCTCCGGGCCAAGTGCAAGTCCTGCCCGTGGGAGTCCCGCGCCGCGAAGTCGCGGGTCCTGGGCAAGGCTGTCCTCGTCCACGAAGTCATGACCGGTCACAAAGTGAAGGTGAAGGATGTTTCTGAAGGAATGTGACAACTGCGGCAACGCCGAGGAGCGAGTCTTCGTGGATTCGTGGACCGGCCTGGAGCTGTGCAACACCTGCCTAGCGGGAGTCATCAACGACGTGACGTTCTCCCCGTACACCGAGGGCGACAACCTCAAGAAGCTGCTGCAGGAGGCTTGACATATGTACGTCGATGACATGGAACTGGACGAGGCCCTGGAGTGGGAGAGTGAGCTTGCTGACAGCGACGATCCCCAGGACCAGATGGACCTCGAAGACATCAGGGCTCGCATTGAGGAACTCCAGGCGTAGCAAATTTGGAATAGCTCCAATTACTCCGCCGTAGATTTCTGAGCAGGTAGAAGGCACCACATAGAAGATGTAAAGATTCGCTAGCTAACTAGACCCTGCAGTTAGCACTTTCGCTGCAGGAGTGCTAGGAGTAACATCCCAGCAACATGATCGGTCGCAGGGCAGCCGGCCCTGACGGCACCCGCACAACAGTGAAGGATTGACCAGGCGATGCTTGACATATAACATTCTGCGACAGTCGAGTCGCAGAAACAGGAGTGATTCAAGTGAATACGGAAAGACCCAGCGGCAAGAAATCCGAGCTATCGCTCGCGATCATCGAAGACCTGAGAGGTAAGGGCTACACCCAGTCTGAGATTGCTCGCATGTACGGAGTTACACGCCAGTACGTCTCGTGGATCAAGCACTACTACGGAGGCAAGCTCACCCCGCGTGAGCTTGTGCTGCAGCACTTCCCGTTCCAGGTTCCGGTGCATCAGCAGCAGGGTGTGTCTCCGTACCGGAGGCTCCGCGAGCACGGCGAGTACATGGCGACCGGTGGCGTCGGGATGGACGACCTGAAGCTGTCGAGGCTTCGCGGCTTCTACAAGAAGCTGAGGGACCACGTCCTGGAGTACGACCCGAACATCCCACCAATCGAGGGCGTGAGCCGCCAGGGGGGGCTGGGCCTACCGGCCCAGGAAGCCAGAGGACGGCGACCTGTTGATCCGGGTCAACGAGTACACGGACTTAACCGACGAGGGGAGGATGATATGGAGATTCCCGCCGAGGGAACCGTGATCTCGCGCGAACCGGGCTGATGAGGGCGCTGTCGTTTGAGAGGGGGGAAGTAGGAAGTAGCAGTACCAGAAGTATGAGTTAGGAACGACAGTGCCCCTTCAGATCGTCTCGGAGAGCCTGGGACTCCCGGACGCCGTTGTCCGAGTTTCCCGGTTCCCGTTTGTTTTTGCTGAGACCATCAACCTTTTCGACATGACCTGCCTGCTCACGTACCGCAGCGTTGCCGTGAGGGATGACGACCCGGTATTTGCAGACGTGGCTCACTTACTTGAGCGGGCAAGGTCAGTCGAGACCATCTTTGAAGAGACCATCCCCGACGCCCTGATGATGTTCGGAGAGGCCACCTGGAAGGTGCAGTTGCTCTACGAAGGAGAGCCCAAGGCACCGTCCGATCCTCGCGTACTGCGAACGATTGACCTGATCAAGAATTGGGACTTCGCGCCGCACCCGGCATACGTCCCGGACCTGATTCACGCGAGACTGGAGGAAATGGAGGTGGGGTGACAGAGGAACGCAAGCACCGCAGCGTATCTCAGCTCAAACAGTACGAACGGTGCCCCTACGCCTACAAGCTATCGAGGATCGACAAGGCGTGGCAGAGGCCGGCCGCGTGGACAGCGCAGGGTAGTGCGGTCCACGAAGCCATCGAGGCATGGGAGCGGTCGGGGCGCTCCCTCTCACTCGAAGAAGCCCAGGAAGTCTTCAAGGAGTCCTACAAGAAGCACATCGACGCGGCGTGCGAGATCACGCCGAACTTCGAGTGGTGGTTCGCCAGTGGTCGTTACGGCGGTCAACTTGACATCGCACGAAGGTATGACATCGGCCTGGAACAGGTCGAGAAGTACATCAACTGGGCCACCAGCCATCGCGACGAGGTCATCTGGATCGCAGAGGATGGGACGCCAGGCATCGAGCTTGAGTTCGACATCGACCTGGACGGAGTCTTGGTCCGAGGCTACATCGACGCCGTGCTCCAATCCGGATGTGGCGACGAGGTTTACGTCCGAGACCACAAGACCGGCAACCAGCCCGGTGACGACTTCCAGCTCGGTGTCTACAAGGTCGCACTGGAGGACGAGTACGGAGTCTTCGCACCGTCCGGTGACTACTGGATGGGCAGGACCGGCAAGCCGACCTATCCGTTCGACCTCACCGAGTGGACCCGCGAGCGCGTCACCGAGAAGTTCAAGGAGCTGGACGAGAACATCCGGGCCGAGAGGTTCGATCCGAAACCCGACCCGGACACCTGCCGGTTCTGCGACGTGAGCTACGCCTGCCCTTTTGCTGTGGGCTGATACTTGACATCGCACAAGGAGGAGATATGGCCGAGCTGATCACTGAGCCGGTCAAGGTGAACGGCCGCACCCTGGAGCCCGGTACCGAGGTATCGGTCAAGGGGGAGTCGGGCCGGTTCCGGTTCGTCAAGGCGACCCGGACCTCGAAGGGCCTGACGGTCCTCGACTTCGTCGGCGGGACCCCCGGCCGCGAGTCGTTCCGGAGCTTCTACCCGGAGCGCATCGAGACCGTCCACCGGATCGCCAAGACACCGCAGAACACCCACCCGAAGGTCAAGAGGCCGAAGAAGCGATGACCGTGCATTCGACCGAGGCCGAGTACTGGCGGGTCCAGATGGGTCCGATCCCGGACAGGCCGCGCTGGCACCAGGCGCTGTACGCCAAGCAGTCGTACTCGTTCCCCTCGGTCGAGGCCGCGACTCGCTTCGCCAAGGCGCACAAGGAGAAAGACCCCGGCCGAGACATCGTCATCGAGTACCCGGACGGACGCCGCTGGAACGGAAAGGAGTGGGTGTGAGGAACATCCAACCAGGGATGAACGTCGCCAAGCAGCGCCGCAAGATCACCCACCTGATCGACACGGCCCCCGTCGAGCACGTCCCGTACCTGCTCTCGGTGCTGGAGATGTTCGACTTCGAGGTCGCCCACGGTAGGCCGACACCGGCCTCCCAGTTCATCCCCATGTACCACGAAGAGTTCGGCCTATGATCCACTGGCTCTTTTCGTTGGTCTTTAACTTGACATCGCACATAGGAGACATCGTGACCAACCGACCCGGACCCAACAACCCTCGGGACTGGGACCCGAACCACCCGCAACTGAACGCCGTCGAGTTCGCTCCGCATGAGACCGGAGCCGTCCTGCGCGCCCACCGCGCTGGCTTCTCCGGTGCCTGGATCGCGAAGAACTTCGGGATGCGCCCGCCCGCCATCATGGCGGCGATGCGAAGCCAGATGGACCAGGAGACCAAGGCCCACACCCAGGGCCGGCCGATCTATGACGGCGAGTCGACCAAGCGCATCATCCCCGTCCGCAACCTGGACGAGGAGCGCCGACGCAAGGAGCGCGGCGAGTGATCGAAGTCATCGTCTTCGGGATCATCATCGCGCTCGGCCTCTTCGGGGGGCTCGTCATGTACTTCACCGCGTAGGAGGACCGTGTACACACCGCTACAGAGCCTCCGCGTCAAGGGCTCGGCGGGTGACCCTCTCCCGCCTGTGTTCCAGACGCTGGAGCTGAAAGGCACCAGGTTCCTGCGCGGCCAGCTCGCGCTGGTCTGTGCAGGCCCCGGCACCGGCAAGTCAGCCTTCGTGCTGACCTATGCCCTCAAGGCCGAGGTCCCGACGCTGTACTTCAGCGCCGACTCCGACGCCTTCACCCAGCTCTCCCGCATGGTCTCGATCCAAACCGGCTGGAGCATGGAGCGATCCGCTCGGGCCGTCCGCAACTCCGACCTCGACGAGGTCGCAGCCGAGTTCGAGGACATCCCGATCCGGTTCAACTACAACGCATCACCGAGCCTTGACCAGATCGAGGACTCGATGAAGGCGTACTGCCAGGGCTATGGCGACTACCCGGACCTGGTGGTGGTCGACAACATCACGAACATCCGGCTGGGCACGGACGACGACGATCCGTTCTCCGGGCTGGAGTCGCTGATGGACTACCTCCACGACATGGCACGGCGCACCAGCGCCTGCGTCATCGGGCTGCACCACGTCACCGGCAGCTACAACGATGCCGACAAGCCGATCCCGTTGTCGGGCGTCAAGGGCCAGATCACTCGCGTGCCCGAGCTGGTGCTCACCCTGCACCGGGTCACCGAGGAGTTCGGCATGGACTCGCTGAACGTCTCGACGGTGAAGAACCGTGCGGGCCGCATGGACCCGTCAGGGCTCGACTTCGTCTCGCTCGCGTTCGACGGAGACACCATGCAGATCAAGGACGCAGCATGACGCTGCTGGCCCTTCTTTTTGCCCGATTACTTGACATCGCACACCAGAAAGGAATCGAGAATGCCGAAGCCCACTCCGAAGGCTAACCGTATCCACCAGCAGCTCCTGGCGGGCCTGATCGAGACCCGGCCCACGTCGTGGACCCGCAAGACGGTCGACCCGAAGAGCCCGGACCCGCGCAAGCCCAACATCATCGAGACCAAGGTGGTCGGCAAGGAGCTTCGGTTCCCACTGGCCCGCAACGTCTCGGAGTTCAACGTCGAGCTGGCCGCGAAGCGATGGATTCCGTGAGACGAGTTCTGGTCACGGGCAGCCGTGACTGGAAGGACCGCACCACGGTCTGGGCCGCGCTGCGGCAGGAGCTGGAGCAGTTCGGCTCGCTGGTCGTCGTCCACGGCGCGGCACGCGGTGCCGACGACATCGCTGACCGCTGGGCCTGGGGGATGGCACAGGCCGGATACCAGGTCCACGTCGAGGCTCACCCCGCCGACTGGGACGGCCTCGGCAAGGCCGCAGGCGTGATCAGGAACCAGCAGATGGTCGACCTCGGGGCCGACATCTGTCATGCGTTCCCGCTGCCTGGGTCCATCGGGACCTGGGACTGCATCGGGCGGGCTGAGGCCGCCGGCATTCGCGTGGTCAACCACGGATACCTGAAGGAGAAGACGTGACGCTCAAGCACATGACGCTCGTCCTTGAGGACGGGTTCCGGGTCGCTGTGACGACCGCTGGCGACCGGCTCGGGCCACCGCTGGTGTTCCTGCACGGGCTGACCGTTCAGGCCAAGGCGTACACCGAGATGCTGGAGGCTCTGGCCGCACAGGGCTTCTACGTCATCGCGCCGGATGCCCCGAACCACGGTGGCTCGGGCTCGCTGCCCTGGGGCCACACGGTCGCTGACATGGCCGATGTGGTCGCTGAAACGTGTTCCGCACTTGACATCGCACAGGCGGTGATCGTCGGACACTCGATGGGCGGTGGCATCGCGGTGGAGTTCGCTGCGGCCTACCCGGAGCGCACCATCGCCGCCGTCCTGCTGGACGCTGCGGCGGGCCAGGAGCACCACGACAACATCAAGGTGGGCCAATGCTCCACGATGCCGCTGCGGGCCGCTCAGCGCCTCGCTGCCGCGTGCATCGACGTGATCGGGGACGGTTACGCCGCCATGCGCGCTCGGGACGCCTCAGAGCGTCTGAGCCTGCTTGACACCTTACGGCAGTCGGTAGAGGGCTTCCGGTTCGTCCGAGCGGCCTACGCGCTCATGCGGGCCGACACGGTGCCCCTGCTGGAGAAGATGCGGCTGAACGGGACCCCGACCGCCGTGATCCACGGCGACCTGGACCAGATCATCCCGCACGCCGCTGGCAGGAGCGCGGCCAACGTCGCCGGGGCCGACTTCTACACGGTCGAGGGGGCGTTCCACTCCTGGATGCTGGCTGAGCCTGAGTTCGCCGCCGAGGCGATCTCCATCGCGCTGGCGGGGGTCCTCGGGTGACCATACAGCAACTGTTCGCGGCCATGATCGTGGCCTGGGGCGTCGGGGCTTACATCACCCTCCTGCTGGAGGGCGCATGACCCACCAGCCGAACTACCGCAACCAGGACCGAGCGCACAAGCGCAAGCCGTGCATCGACTGCACCGCCGAGGGGTTGGTGAACCACCGCAAGGCCCCGCATCCGGGACCACGGTGTGCCACCCACCACCGAGCCAAGAAGGCACAGCGCAAGACGGTGACCCAGGAACAGCGGTGGATGGATGTCTACAACATCACCGCCGACGAGTACTGGGCCATCTACGAGTTCCAGGGCGGCAAGTGCTACGGCTGCCGCCGTGCCAACGGCAAGCGCAAGCGTCTCAGCGTCGACCACGACCACGAAACAGGCATCGTCCGGGGACTGCTCTGCACCGCGTGCAACCGGAACGTCCTGGGCCATCTGCGCGATGACCCCGAAGCATTCCAGCGGTTCATCGACTACCTCGAAAACCCGCCCGCCGTCCAGGTGATCGGAATCCGGAAGGTGCCCGAATGAGCCGATAGGAGAGACCGTGAAGTACGAGATCAAGATCATCGTGGATTCCGAACGGTCGGAGGACAACGTCGCGCTCTACGCCGAGGGGGTCCTCATGAACCACTTCGACGTGGAGGACCTGCGTGTCCGACCGCTCGAATGATCCGCTGATCGTCCAGGTAATCCGTCGCTACCACCCCGACTGGGAAGCTCCGAAAGACACTGGGAGAGACTGGATTAAGTGTCTCTGCCCGTTCCACGGTGAGGAAAGGCCCTCTGCCGCTGTGTCTTTCAGGCGTGGAGCATTCAACTGCCTCGCCTGTGGAGTCAAAGGTGATGTCGTGACGCTGATCAAGAAACAGGAGGAGGTGAGTTATGCAAAGGCTCAGCGAATCGCAGAAGAGCTTTCTTCGGGAAGCGACCGAGCGGTACCGTCGCAGCTTCCCCGGCAGTCCAGCCGAAGAGTATTTGGCGACAAGGGGTCTGACGTTTCCGAGCGTCCGCGACGAGGTCGATCGGTTCATGCTCGGGTACGTGGACGACCCGCTCCCTGGTCATGAGATGTACCGGGGCTTCATGGCGATCCCGTACCTGCGATGGTCGAAGGAGCACGGCTGGATCGTCGTGTCGATCCGGTACCGGTGTATCCAGGACCACGACCACCGTGGACACGGCAAGTACATGACCGCGCCTGGCGACCAGCCGTGGCTGTACAACACCCTCGCGCTGATGCGTGAGGTCCCGGACATCGCCATCACCGAGGGCGAGATCGACGCGATCACAGCCCAGGTGTGCGGCCTCCCGGCCGTGGGCGTGCCCGGTGCCTCGATGTGGAAGCCGTACATGCGAGAGCTGTTCCTGGGCTACCGGACGGTGTACATCCTCGCGGACGGCGACGACGCCGGTACACAGTTCGCCAACGCGGTGGCGGCGACTCTGGCGAACAGCCGGGTCATCCCGATGCCCCCAGGCGAGGACGTGAACAGCCTCGTCATCAGCAAGGGCAAGCAAGCACTACTGGAAAGGATGAAGACGTGACGCTGCCCAAAAACTTGACATCGCACAGCGATGACATCGACTGGGACGCCGTCCACGACTACGTCTACGAAGGAGACGACGACAATGAGTGAGTCCATCCTCGAAGAGGCTCAGCGGCTGATCCACGGCCCGAGGAACAAGAACTACGGCCACCCGCGTGAGAACTTCGCGGACATCGCCGAGCTGTTCTCGGGCTACCTGGGACAGCCGATCAACGACATCGACGTTGCCAACCTCATGATCCTGGTGAAGATCGCCAGGGTGAAGGGCACTGGCTACCACCGTGATTCGTTCACCGACATCGCGGGCTACGCCGGATGCGTCGAGCGCATCTACGAGGAGCCGGTCCAGGCTCCCGCCGATCTGGAGGACCTGTGAGCAAGCGCATCGTCGTAATCAGCGATACGCAGATTCCCTTCGAGGAGCGCAAGGCGGTCAAGGCACTGACCAAGTTCATCGGTGACTACCAGCCGGATCAGTTGATCCACATCGGTGACCTGATGGACTACCCGACGCCGGCCCGGTGGAGTAAGGGCACGGCAGAGGAGTTCGCCAAACGGATGAAGGAGCACAACGAGAAGGGCAAGCGGTTCCTCGCGGACATCCGGAAGGTCTACGACGGGCCGTTCGGTATCCACGAAGGCAACCACGACCTGCGTCCGCGTGAGTACCTGACCAAGTACGCCCCGGCCCTGGCCGAGTACGAGGGGTTCTTCAACTTCGAGAACCTGCTCGACTTCGACGGCTTCGGCATCGAGCTGCTGCCTGAGTTCTACAAGGTGGCTCCGGGCTGGATCACCACCCACGGACACCGTGGGCAGATCAGCATCAGCCGGATCGCAGGCAACACCGCGCTCAACGCGGCCCGGAAGTTCGGTACCTCGGTCGTGATGGGCCACACCCACCGGCTGGGCATCGGCAGCCACACCGAGGGCTACGGCGGCGAGATGAAGCGGATTCTGACCGGGTTCGAGGTCGGCAACCTAATGAACCAGAAGCTGGCGCAGTACCTCAAGGGTGGCACCGGCAACTGGCAGCAGGGCTTCGGCCTGCTGACGGTCGAGAGCAACCACGTCAAGGCCGAACCGATCCCCGTCCACAAGGGCCGCTTCACGGTCGATGGGCGAGTTTGGGAGGTGTGACACTTGACATCGCTCAATGACCTGTTGCCAGTCATCAAGAGGGCGGCTCGGTCGGTGGAACTGCAGTGGCCGGGGGTGGTTGAGCGGGACGACATCGAGCAGTCGATCTATGTGCGGCTCCTGGAGTCGGAAGGCTCTCTCGCCAAGGTGCTGGCGATGGATGCCAAGGCTCAGTACCGGGCCATCCTCGGGATCGGTCATCAGATCGCCAGTCAAGAGCGGACTGACTACGCCCACTACAAAGGCAGCTACCGGTACTCAGTGGCCGAGGTCAAGGGTCTGCTCAAGTCAGGCGCGCTGAAGGGCCTGGAACTCGACCCTGATGTCCAGCGTCCCACGGACGAGGACGGAGGGGGAGGCGGTGTCGGCGGTGAATCCAAGCCTCCGGTAAAGGATTCCGTCCTTGATCTCCGAAAGGCGTTGAACGCCTTGGAGGAACGGAACATCGCCTACCACGACGCGGTGGTGAAGCGGTACCTCTTCGATGAGCCCCCGACGCTCCAGGTCGAGAAGAACGACCTGAACCGAGGGACTACGGCTCTGACGGAAGAGATGAACCGCATTCACCGGACGGACTACGTCACCCGTGACGACGGCCCCGGCACCCGACAGGTCCGGACCAACCTCCAACTGATCAACAGCAGCCACACCGACCTGACAGGGGAGGAGGTGGACGAATGATGTTGACGCAGGAGGACTTTGAGGCCGAGGCGGTCTATGACAGCTACTACGACGGAATGAACATGTTCGAGCGTGCCGCCCAGGCAGGGCTCGAAGGAAGGGAGTACCTGTGAGCAGTCACAGCATCTTCGACAGCACATTCAACGGCATGGGCGGCTCGGAGAACTACCGGGCTCTGCTGGCACCGGACAGCTTCCCGGAAGTCAAGCCGATGTTGGTCGACAACTGGTCTGCCGAAGACCGAGAGATGTACTGCGGCGGCGAGTACACGCCGGGGTACCTGCGACTGGTGAAGGACGCTGCGTGACAGAAGAAGTCAAGTGGGGACCGAGTGGCGAGCTGGTCTACAACCGCACCTACTCACGGACCAAACCTGACGGCAGCCGTGAGACGTGGCCTGAGACGGTCCAGCGGGTCGTGGACGGCAACCTCGCTCTGGTCGACGAGCGGTACCAGCTCGACGGCGAGCGGGACGAACTGATCCGGCTCATCACCGAGTTCAAGATGATCCCGGCAGGCCGGCACTTGTGGGCCTCGGGCGTGAAGAACGCCCAGCACCTGTTCAACTGCTGGGTGTCGGGGTGGACTGAGAAGCCCTCGGATCACTTCGAGTTCACGTTCATGCGCCTCATGGAAGGTGGCGGTGTCGGTGCCAACTACAGCAACCGGTTCCTGGCCGACTACCCGGAGGTCAACCACGCGCTGAAGGTCCACATCGTCTGCGACCCGGACCACCCGGACTACCAGGCGATGAAGGACGCGGGTGTGCTGTCCGACGAGTACGACGCCGACTGGGCTGGTGCCTTCGTCATCGAGGACTCGCGTGAGGGCTGGGCGGCTGCCCTGGTCGACCTGATCGACACCTTCTACGCGACCATCGTGCTGCACAAGAACCGCGTCTACGACGTGTCTCGGGTGCGGCCCGCTGGGGCGAAGCTGAAGACCTTCGGCGGCACGGCCTCAGGCCCGCTGCCGCTGGCGGTCATGCTCGACAACACCGCGAACGTGCTGAGCGCGGCCAAGGGTCGTCGGATCACCGGCTTGGACGCGATGGAGATCGACCACGCCATCGCACAGTGTGTGGTCGCTGGTGGTGTGCGCCGGTCGGCGCGCATGGCGATGATGCACTGGAACGACCCGCAGATCGACCAGTTCCTGACGATCAAGCAGGACACCGGTTCGCACTGGACGACCAACATCTCGGTCGAGGTCGATCAGGACTTCTGGGATGCGGTCGCCGCCAACAGCGGCAACGCCCTGTACGTCCTGGACGGCATCACCAAGGGCATGGTCAACAACGGCGAGCCTGGGTTCTGGGACTCGTCGCTGTCGAACAAGGGCGAGCCCAACGAGGTCATCTGCACCAACCCGTGCGGGGAGATCACGCTCGAAGCGTGGGAGCCCTGCAACCTGGGCCACATCAACCTGGCCGGGTTCGTCAAGGAGAACGGCAAGGTCGACTACCTCGACCTGCTTCGGGCGCACCGGCTGATGACTCGGTTCCTGATGCGGGCGACGTTCTCGCCTGTGGCAGACCCGAAGTCCAGGGAGGTGCTGGACCGGAACCGGCGCATCGGCGTCGGCCACCTGGGCGTGGCCTCGTTCCTGGCGATGGCTCGGAAGAAGTACTCCGAGGCACCCAAGGACCGGTGGTTCCGGAACCTGCTGCGGGAACTGGCATCTGAGGTCGATCAGGCCGCTGAGAGGTTCGCCCATGAGCTTCGCATCCCGGTGCCGGTGAAGAAGCGGACGGTGGCCCCCACGGGGACCATCGCGAAGCTGCCTGGTGTCAGTGAGGGTATCCACCCGATCTTCGCCAAGTACTTCAACCGCCGAATCCGGTTCTCGCTCTTGGACGAAGACCAGTTCCAGACGTGCTCGAAGTACGCCGCCGAGGGCTACGAGGTCGAGAAGGACCTCTACGCCGAGAACACGATGGTCGTCACCATCCCGACCAAGGACTCTCTGGTCCAGGAGGTCGTGGACCGGTACGGGCGCGATGCTGAGTCGATTGTCGAGTCGGCTGCCGACCTGACGCTGAATCAGCTCCTCGCGTTCCAGGCTCTCTACCAGATGCTCTGGGCCGACAACGCGGTGTCCTTCACGGCCAACGTTGATCCGGGAACGTACACGCCTGCTGACGTACAACAGCAGCTCCGTACATTCGGCGGTCTCCTCAAGGGGGCCACGATCTTCCCCGAATCGTCTATGCCGCAGGCACCTTACGAGCGGATCACCAAGTCCGAATACGAGGCAGCGACCGCCCAAGCCGTTGCCGACTCCGTCGATGAAGAGTGCGCCTCCGGGGCGTGCCCGATTCGATGACCAACCAGAAGAGGAAAGGAAACACATTGCAGGACCCCTTCGCCAACGCCCCCGTCGAGACCGAGGCCCCCGAGGCTGAAGCTCAGGAGGAGTCGGTGTTCGACGCCCCGCCGCCGGAAGCCCCGAAGAAGGCCCCGGCGAAGAAGGCAGCGCCGAAGAAGGCCGAGCCGAAGGTGACCAACGTCGTCGCCGCCAGTGAGGGCAAGGTCGTGCTGACCTTCAAGGGCGGCACGGGCTTCGACGCTCCGTGGATCGTCATCCACGCCAACGACCTGGACGACGCCCTCGACCAGGTGACCGGTGACAACGCGGCCACCCTGGGCGCTCTGTTCGAGCGCGTCCAGAACGCGGGCCAGCACTTCGCCGGTCTGGGCAACAGCTCGGGCCAGTCGAACGGTGGCGGCAACCGTGGCGGCGGCAACGGTGGCGGTCAGCGCCGCTCCAACGCGCCGCGTGAGGCCCAGCAGCCGCCTGCTGATGCCCCTCCCGCTCCGGGTCCGGACTGGGTCTACAAGTCCGGCAAGAAGAAGAACGGGAACGGCACCTGGCAGGCGTGGATGCCGCCTCGCGGTAGCAACGAGGACCCCGTCTGGTTCTGACATGGGTCGTCCTTGACATCGCACACCGGGGGGAGGCCCTTCGGGGCCTCCCTCCAACCCCCTGACGAGAGGAACACATGAAGGTCAAGCTGATCGCAGCCACCGACATCGACCCGGACGCGCTGCGGGAGATCGGCTACGAGCCCCACGAATACGTCGAGCCCGACGACGACCTGGAGCCCTACTTCGGGGACTACGCCGCCGACGAACTCGCGGAGTTCGCGGGCCGGAACTGCTACCGGTCCTTCAACCGGCCGAACCCGGCCACGGCCGAGAATGAGGACTACCTCGCCCACATCCTCGACGTGGGCCATGAGAGCGTCCTGGAGCACGCCAGCGCGACGTTCTACATCGAGGCCAGCCGGTCGGTCCTGACCGAGCTGGAACGCCATCGGCACCTGAGCTTCAGCGTGGTGTCGCAGCGTTACGTCGACCCCATCCCGCTCGGCTTCAACATCCCGCCAGCGGTGCTCGACCTGCCCCTGGAGCAGGGCGACCTCGCACTGCGGTGGATGAAGAACGCCGTCGAGGGGTCGATCACGGCCTACGAGCGCCTGGTCCAGCTCTACACCCAGGCCGGTCTGCCCCGGAAGAAGGCCCGCGAAGCGGCCAGGGCTGTCCTGCCGAACATGACCAACTCCCCGATGGTCGTCACCGGCAACCACCGGGCATGGCGCTACGTCATCAAGGCCCGCTGGCATGAGGCAGCGGATGCCGAAATCCGGGAACTGGCGGGTGAATTGCTGCGCCAGCTCCGGGAGATCGCTCCCAGCACCTACCAGGACATCCCTGACACCCCCTACAGCTACTGAGAGGAAATCGCATGGAGGACAAGCAGAAAGGCCGTCTCCTGTACTTCGGCCTGCGGAATGGTCAGACCGTCGTCGCACTGACGGATCAGCCGGTCGAGTACGACAGCGGCTTCCATGTCATCACCACCACGGAAGGCGAGACGGTCACCGTCCGGGCCGACGAGGTCGTCTACACCCGCAGCCGCGAGACCGACATCCCGTCAGCCGAAGAGGTTGCCGAGTACTTCCAGAAGCTCATCGGTGCCGTGCCGAAGGACGCAGTGCGCGAGGCCATCGGCAGTAACGACGGGCTCTACCTGTAACCGAGAGGAATCCATGAAGAACGTCGCTGTGCGCGTCCACCTGGACAACGGACTCATCGCCGCAGGAACCGGCGAGGTCATGTTCGAGCCCTCGGAGGGCGCGATCTACGTCATGGGCAACGACGGTGCTCACACCGTCTTCAACTTCGCCCACGTCACCCACTACGTCGTGGTTCCGGTCGATGAAGAGAAGGAGGGGTTCCGAATTGGCTGAGACGCCAACGCTTCTGAGGGTGCTCGATGAGATCGAGGACATCCTCGCAGAGAACGAAGACCTGCGTCATGAGGTCGAGAAGCTGAGGGCACAGTCGCTGCACGCCAAAGGTGCCGGCCGTCCGAACCGCAAGAAGCTAAGCGCCGAAGAGGCCAAGTACATCCGCGAGATGGCCCGCAGCGGTATCTCGCAGGCCGAGATCGCTTGGTCCTTCGACGTGAACCGCTCAACCATCTCCCGGATCGTCCGGGGCATCTACCACCGATAGGAGGCCCGATGATCGAGCACCGGCATGAGGTCGCGGGTGACCAGGTTGTCATCCGCGTCGTGGAGACCGAGGACGACCTTGAGGGCTTCCGGGACTTCATCCGGGCTCATCTGGGCTTCCTCGGCCTGGACTCGGAGACGACCGGACTGGACATCTACAGCGACGACTTCCGTTGCCGTACTGTCCAGTTCGGCACTCCGAACGAAGGCTGGGTGGTCCCAGTTGAGCTGGGACGGCCCTTCGAGGGGGCGGTTGTCGAGGCTCTGGAGTCCGTCAACGGCTTCGTGCTTCACAACGCCTCCTTCGACCTTCAGGTCTTCGACAAGACGCTGGGCGTCCCGATGGAGACCATGTGGCCGAAGGTGAAGGACACGCGCATCCTGAGCCACCTGGTTGACCCCAGGGGCAAGGACGAAGGCGGGATCGGTCACTCGCTGGAGGAGACGGTTCGGCACTACGTCGACTCCGAGGTGGCCGACAAGGTCAAGACCCTGATGGCTGATCTGGCTGCCGCCCGCAAGGGCGTCACGAAGGCCACCATCTGGAAGAAGGTCGAGCTGTTCGACCCCGTCTACAACCTCTACGCGGGCATGGACCCGATCCTGGCCGCACGGCTGATCCAGAAGCTGGCACCGCTGGTGAAGGTCCGGGACGAGCTGATCGACAATGAGCACCGGCTCGCTGAAATCTGCTCGTACATGGAGCGTCAGGGCTTCCTGCTCGATGTCGAGTACACCGAGGAACTGTCGCTGGACCTCAAGGTGAAGGAGAGCCACTACAACGAGGTCGCGCTGAACTACGGCTGCGAGAAGATCAACTCGACCGATCAGGTGGCCGACGTTCTGGAGTCGATGGGCGTCCGGATCATCGGTCGGACCCCAAGCGGCAAGCGACAGGTCAACGACGACCTGCTGTCGAAGTTGGTCAAGGAGGGCAGCCCCGAGGTCTCTCAGTTCGCTGAGGCAGTGATCGAGGGGAAGAAGGCCGGGAAGTGGCGCAAGACCTGGGTTGACACGTTCCTGAAGACCAGGGACTCCCAGAACCGTTGCCACGCCAGTATCAACCCGCTCCGCGCCCGCACGGCGCGCATGAGCATCACCGGCATTCCGGCCCAGACGCTGCCGTCTGGCGACTGGATGATCCGGCGTTGCTTCCTGGCCGACGAGGGCCACAAGATCGCCTCGGTCGACTACCAGGCGCAGGAGCTGCGCGTGCTGGCCGCTCTGTCTCGGGACAAGGCGATGGTCGAGGCATTCGCCAACGACGAAGACCTGCACCTGAAGACGGCGCGGGCCGCGTGGCCGGATCGGGAGATCGACAAGGACAGCCCAGAACGCAAGTACGCCAAGACGGTGAACTTCGGCCGGGTGTACGGCGGCGGTGCCAAGACCGTGGCCGAGCAGACCGGCCTGGATATGGCTCAGGCGCAACAGGTGGTTGCGGGCTTCGACCGCGCCTACCCGGAGGTTCAGAAACTCAGCCAGCGCCTGCAGCGCGAAGCGATCCGGAACGGCTACATCACGACCCCGTTCATCGACGGACTGGGAGGCCGGCGGTTGCCGGTGGACCCTCAGCGGGCCTACAGCGCGTTGAACTACCTCATCCAGTCCTCCAGTCGGGACGTGACCGCTCGGGCTCTCCTGCGGCTACATGACGCCGGATTCACGCCGTATCTGCGGCTGCCGATCCACGACGAGATTCTGGCGTCCGTTCCGGCCGAGCACGCCGAGTGGGGAGCCAAGCGCATCGGGGAGCTGATGGCCGAGCAGATGGGTCCGGTGCTCATCGGCACCGACCCGGAGGTCGGCGGTCGCTCCTGGGGATCGCTTTACGGGGCCGAGTACTAGACATCGCACAAAGGAGGGATATGAGGACCGCATTCGCGAAGTTCGTGCTGCCGCACGACGCGAGCCGGGAACAGATCGCCTACGCCGAGCAGCAGGCGGTTCGGGAACTGCGCCGCATTGGTGCATACGGCGAGGTCTATCGGGAGGGCATCGAAGCCCATCCCGAGGGCCTGCACTTCATCTACAGCGCGAAGGAGTACTGATGCACGCCGTCATCGACGTGCTGGGACAGCGCGTCAAGGAGCTGAACACGGAGGTTGACCGCCTCCGTGTCGGCATCGAACACCACCGCCGCAAGCAGTGGGAGCTGGAGGTCGAACTCGATCAGAAGGACCGAGAACTCGACCAGCTCTTGGAACACCTGATCGCACTTCAGAACGAGGAGAGCTAGTGGAGATCGAAGTCAGAGTCGTTGTCGGAGAAGAGGTTGCGTCCGTCAAGGCGATCATCGAGTACCTCGACTTCATCCAGGACCCCAACTACCGCGAGTACCTGTTCGACGCCACGGTCGGCCAGATGAAGGAGGCGCTCAAGGAGAAGGGCGTCCTGTGATGGCCGACATCCCGTGGTTCCCGGACTACTACGTCGAGGTCAGTGACAGCGACTCGAAGTCGTTCATCACGAACTCAGTCCAACTGCGGATCACCACGCGGGTGCCCCATGAGCAGTTGGAGGACGTGATCAAGACCCTGCTACCGAACCAGGCGCTGCCGCCTGCGATGAAGGAGATCGTGAATGGAAGATCGTGACTTCTTCGACCTGCTGCACCAGCAGTGGGCGAAAACCACTGGGGCCGAGAACATGTACTGGGCCTCGGAGCAATACAAGGACGGCACCGGCCGGTGGAAGGTCTACGCCGTCTCGGTCGATGAAGAGGGCAACGAGACGAAGAAGCTCATCGCTTCAGAACTCCAGAATGAAGCGGATGCCGACTTCATCGCCGCCGTCCACGGCTGTCTGCCCGATCTGACCAGGCGGCTGCACATGGCCCTGGACGAAGCCGACAGGGCCGACTACGACCGGGACTCCCGCGAGTGCCGGCTCGCGGAGCTGGAACTCGAAAACGCCGAGCTGCGTAGGGACCTCGGGCGTGGCTGAGCCCGTCTTCGTTGTCGAGAAGCGCGACGACGGCCAGCTCTGGGCGACCTTCCACGGTGAGGACTGGGGCGTCCTGTGGGAGCCCGAGTTCAACTTCGAGATGGACGGATTCTCGACCACCTGTGAGGTCAGCTTCCGAATGATCCACCGGCCCAAGCCGAAACCCAAGCCCAGACGGACATGGGCGTCCGCGATGGGACTCCGCAAACCAACAAGAGAGGAATACCGATGAAGGTTGTTGCCGCACTGCTGCTGTTGATCGCTGCCGTATTGTCCGTCACCGCGTGTGAGCCGTCCTCGGGCGGCTCGTCGGACGACGACACCTACCCGCACGGCGTGATCTTCGTGCCGCCGATGTCGCGGGGCGGGACCATGACGCCGATCTTCTACTGATGCTGCAGCGGTACCGATACAAGGGCCGACACCGTGAGCCCGGTCTGGTCTTCCTCTACGGGGGGAGGCCAGACCGTACCGGTGCCATCTGGGTCCGTTGGAACGGGAAGGAGTGTGAACCGATCCGTGTGCGCCGAGTGTGAGTACTGGGGGACCGGCTACTGCCGCACCCACCGTCTGCTCCGGGAGCAGACCGACGAGGACGGCATCCAGCTCGACTTCCTGATCTTCGGGGAGTCCTACGTGAGGGTGACGCCGCGTGAGTCGGCCTGACTGGGATGAGTACTTCCTCATCATCGCCAGGGCCGTCGCGACCCGATCCGATTGTGAGAGGAGCAAAGTCGGTGCAGTCGTCGTCAAGGACCGACGAGTACGAGGCACTGGATACAACGGTGCGCCGTCTGGAAGACCAGGGTGTGATACCTGCCCTCGCAGACTGGCAGCGGCGGTTCCTGGTGTCTCTGATTATGACAGCGGACCCACCCGGTGCGTTTCGGTTCATGCCGAGGCGAACGCTCTGCTCTATGCCGACCGAGACGACCTCATCGGAGCCACCCTCTACATCACCCGAGCGCCCTGCCCTGGGTGCCAGAAGCTGATCGACGCCGCCGGGATCGAGCGCGTCGTCTACCCCAAGGAGAACTGATTGCTGCCCCAACGTGCATCCATCCAGCAGGTCGCAGACCACCTCGGTGTGTCGACCAGGACCGTCCGCAACTACATCGCTGACGGCAAGCTGAAGGCCGTCCGTCTCGGCCCCCGACTGATCCGCATCGAGCGGGATTCGGTCGAGGCCCTGATGCGGCCTATCGGCAACTGGGCATGAGCTGTCTTCCCCCTCGGGTCGACCTTCGGGTCGGCTCGGGGGGTCCTTTTTTTGTGCCCAAAATATGCACGAATCGCTATATGTCCCGACCGGGCGCAGTCAAGCGGCGTTCGCGATATGCAGCGGTTCCGCTGCCACCGGAACGGGCTCTTTCTCCGAACGCGCCAGCATGAGCGTCAGGTGGGTAGCGGCCAGGAGCCACAGTGGCGGGATGGCCGCGATGACCATCGCGATGAGACCGTGCGGCTGGGCGTGGGCCACGTTCCCGGCCACCGAGACCAACGACGACAGGACGAGCAGGGTCCAGGCGTACCACTGATGCCGACGCAGGGCCACGGTCGCCATCGTGGCGACGATGATGCCGCCGTCGACCACCAGGGGGACCATCCACTCTTGCCCCTCCATGCCCCCCGCGTGCCTCGCGAGGTCCGCGAGGGCGGTGAACGAGAGGGCGAATGCGAGCCCGCCGACTGCGACGGTTCCGGAGACTGCAACTCCTAGTGCAACGCTCTGACGTGAGAGAATGCTCACTGCACCAGCTCCTATCTGGTGTACCAGCCTCTCGCCTGTTGCCGCAGGCGGGAGGCCCTTTTGTGTTTGCCAGGAGCGAAGGTAGACGAGCTGTGCAACTCTACGCAAGGCCATACCCCCAGGTCGTGAGGGGCACGCTGAGGGGCACGCGACTCTGAAATGAAGAAGGCCAGAGGGCGAAAACACCCTCTGACCTGCGGAGCGGGCGACGGGAATCGAACCCGCGTAGCTAGTTTGGAAGGATGGGGCTTCAGATCGAATATACCTGCAGTTCAGAGGCCCTTTTTAGCTCCGGAGTCCGTGCCCTTAAAAGTGAAAGAAATTGCAGGAAAATGAAACGGTGGGGGGCACGGAGGGCACGATAGGGGCACGCTAATATGCGTGTCATGGCAGGCAAGAAGACAGCCAGCCGACGAGGCTGGGGGAAGATCAGAACCATTGGCTCGGGCCGTCTCCAGGCGTCCTATGTCAGTCCCGTCGACGGGAAGAGACACTACGCCCCGACGACCTACGACAACCGGATGGACGCGGAAGCGTGGCTCAACGGTGAGCGCCGTCTCCTGGAGATGGAGACCTGGACGCCACCGGCCGAGCGGTACAAGAAGAAGGTCGTCTCCGGGGTCACAGTCGAGGAGTACCTGTCGAAGTGGCTCGAAGAGCGCGACCTCGCGCCAGGGACGCGGGAGCTGTACAAGACGCACGCCCGGAAGCGGATATACCCCGTCCTGGGGGACACGCCGGTCGTGGAGATGACACCGGCCCTTGTGCGGTCCTGGTGGGCCGGGATGGGCAAGCAGTACCCAACGGCCCGCAGACACGCATACAACGTCCTCAGGGCGGCGATGAACACCGCCGTCGAGGACAAGCTGCTGTCGGAGAACCCGTGCCGGATCGAGCAGAAGAGCGCACCTGAGCGCGACGTGGAAGCCCTCACTCCGGAGGAGCTGGAGATCGTCGCGGGAGAGGTCGAGGAGCACTACCGCGTGGCGGTCTACATCCTCGCCTGGACGAGCCTGCGGTTCGGGGAGCTGATCGAGCTACGCAGGAAGGACATCGAGGACGACGGCGAGCGGATGCGGTTCCGGGTGCGCCGGGGCGCGGCGCGTGTCGGCAACAAGATCGTCGTCGGCAACACCAAGACCGTCCGCTCCAAGCGGCCTGTGGCTGTACCGCCTCACGTCGCACAGATGGTCCGCGAGCACATGGCCGACCGGACGAAGATGAACAAGGGGCCTGAGGCCCTGTTGGTCACCACGACCCAGGGGAACCGGCTGTCGAAGTCGGCCTTCACTCGGTCCCTGAAGAAGGGCTACGCCAAGCTCGGCAGGACAGACCTCCGAGTCCACGATCTGCGCGCTGTGGGAGCAACCTACGCGGCCCAGGCTGGTGCCACGACCAAGGAGCTGATGGTCCGTCTCGGCCACACCACGCCCCGCATGGCGATGAAGTACCAGATGGCTTCTGAGGCACGCGATGTGGAGATCGCGAAGCGGATGAGCGAGCTGGCAAATTCGGCGTCGTGATGCCAGAATGTGATCATGAACTACCCGCAGTATCAGCAGCACCCGCAAACTCCCCAGCAGTACAACCCGCAGCTTCCGCAGCAGCCCCCGGCCCACGTCCCACAGCCGGTGGCCGTCATGCCGGTGAAGACGAACCACGCCCTCCACCTCCTGCTGTCGCTGCTGACGTTCTGGTTGTTCGGCGGCTGGATATGGGTGTGGATATTCGTGGCTATCTCCAACCACGGCAAGACCCGGACCATCTACCGCTGAAACGCAAAAAAGCCCCCTCCCAAGGCCATACGGCCCTGAGAGGGGGTCTTTTGTCAGTTGGTGCCCAGTCGGGCTACGGACATGTAGGACTGTGCGCCACCAGCCATCAGGCGGGCGTCGCCCGTGTTGGACATGTTCGCGGAGAACCAGAAGCCCGGTTCGATGTAGTCGCCTGGGTTCAGTGGCACCAGGAACGACCCGTGGGTCGAGTCCGTGGGGTCCACCATGATGCCCCAGCCAGCGACGAACGGGCAGGAGCCCCACTGGCCCTTGGCGTACACCGAGCCGTTGCGGTAAATCTGCGCGTGACCGCCTGTGTTGGTGGCGTACTGGCCGTGATACACCCGGTACTCGACCAGGTAGGTGCCGGCCTTGGTGGCGGTCACCCGGCAGTTCTTGCTGGGCTCATAGATCAGGTCAGGCGACTGGTAGTCGATGGTCTCGTAGAAGTTGTTCGGGAGCTTCGCACCACCGCTGGGGATGGTGATGTCGCCACCTGACCGCTTCGAGACACGCAGCGTCGTACCGACGACGGCCGGGGGAGCGTTGTCGACCACCGACGCACCGGCCACGTTGCCGGGGACCTGGACGCCGTTGGTCTCTGAGATCGCGCCCCAGTAGCAGTGGTCCTCGTCCACTCGCGACTGCTTGTCGGCTGGCTCGTAGAGGTCGATGATCATCTTGTCGCCCGACAGGACGATGTGGTGGCGTGGATCGTTACCGACGCCACAGATGATCCGGATGTCCAGGGACCACGTCAGCGGGACGTTGGACGCCCAGACGTACTCGACACCGTCCTTGTAGCAGCCGATGTCGCCTCGATAGCTCAGGAAGCCGTTGCAGTAGCCGCGTGCGAACACGAAGTCGGTGCCGGATGCGTTGGCACGGGCCACCGACCAGATGCGGACGTTCGTGCCCTGCTCCGGGGGAGAGGACAGCGTGCCTCGCACGACTTGGAACGGGGTCAGGGTCGGCTCTGGGAAGATCAGGGTCGCACGGCGGTAGCCGTCGTTGACCGTGTTCCAGATCGCCTTACCACCGCTGATGCCCAGGGTGCTGGACCCCGCCCCGGAGTACGTGACGTTGAACAGCCCTGATGGGAACGGGCCGTCCGGGTACTGGGTGAAGTCGACGTTGAACCGTCGACCACCAACCTGGCTGGCCTCCTGCTCCGACTGCAGCGCCTGCACGTCTCGGGTGACCTTCGACAACGTGGAGAAGAGGTTCTCCATCGTGCTCTTCGCGATGTCGAGCCCCGCTCCGACGACCTCCTCACCAACCTGGGACGCGCCAGAGAGCGCGTTCGTGGCTGCGTCGACCAGGCTCTGGAGGTCGGGCATCTTCTCCAGGCCGTTCGGAATCTCCCCGATGTTCTCCAGGTTCGTCAGCTTGGATGCATCGAGCTGGCCGGATGAGTTGAGGCCCTGGGTCTTACCGGTGATCAGGTCCCACCAGTCCTTGATGGCCCCTACGGTCTCGTTGACGGGGTCAACGACCAACCCAGCCAGAATCTCCAAGACCTGCTGGACCGTAGCCGCCAAGGGACCGAAGGTCTCCGACAGCCACTCATCAAACTCGCCGCGCAGCAGCGCCGCCGGCCCATCGGTCAGAGTGTCGATGATCTTGGCGACTGCCGTTGCGACATCCTCGAAGTCGTCCTCGATGGCGTCCGGGATCAACGGCTTGAAGACCCGCAGCGCCTCGATGGGCATCTTCAGCAGTTGCTCTTCGAGTAGCTCGATGGCGTTGATCAGGGTGATCGCTGGCAGCTCGAACAGCGACCGAATGGCGTCCTCGGTGAAGTCCTGTCCGTAGTTCCAGTCACCGCCACCTAGCTCGAATGCCCCTGTGCCGAGCCACTTCTCAAGTTCTGCACCGGGGCCGTTGTTGGGGTTCGGATTCGGTGTGTCTACCATCCGCTACCTCCTTACTGGCAGTTGACGACCCGGAGCTTGTCTCCCTCGATACGTTCGAGCCGTTCGGTCCTAAGTTCCTCGCGCAGACCGCCGATGTCCCTGCGGATTTCGATGAACCCTTCACGGACTGCCTTCGCCAGGTCGTCAATGTCGTGTCGGATGTTGGAATCGTGATCGTTGGTGATCTCGTAGTGCGTCTGCTTCACCTTCTGGTGACTTCGCCACGCTGCGACCGCACCGATGGTCGCCGGGACCGTCAGGATCGCGTAGGCCACCAGGTCTACCCAGTCGGTGGGGTCGAAACCCGGCGTCATGACTTCTTCACCGGAGTGACGTTGCGACGAATCCACCAGGCGAGCGCCAAGGGAGCGCCGATGACGTACACGTCCATCACGGGCTCGACCCAGGCGGTGTCGATCTGCTTACCCAGGACGAAGGCGATCAGGCCGACGACGGCCATGATGCCGCCGCGCACCAACGCGGGCTCGGGGACCTTCTTCCGTGCCGCCTCAACCTCTTCGTCCGAAATACCGACCAGATCGTTCAGACCGAGTTCGTCGTCTTCATCGAACAGCTCGCTCAGATCGAGCGGCTGGGTGTCGTCTGTAACTGCCATTTCCCTTGCCTCAGTTAAGTTCTTGTGCGGTATCACGCTGCGGGATGTAGTCGTTGATCATTCCCAGTTCCCGGTACTGCCTCAGCATGAACTCGTTCTCCTGCTGGGTCAGTTGCCGAACGTCGGGGAGCTTCATCGGCTTCGGGGCCGGGGTATCCATCGACACCCAACGCGCTGCGTTGTTGTAGTTACTCCGGGCACCACGGAACGGTGCCTGCCACCGGATGCGTTGCTTCGGCAGCTTGCTGACGTGGATGTTGCCGTTCTCGTCGGCCAGCGACTCAAGATAGTCGCGATGCGCGAACCCACAGTCCCACAGGTGCTTTGACCATGTCTTGAGGAACCCAGGGTGCGTCACCGCGCCGACGCCTGCGAAGGTCGGCATGTTCCGGAGAGCCCAGGCGAAGTGCTCTTCGGGCTTCCTCCAATCGACCTCTTCCTGTGGCTTGATCATTGGCGTGCCTTTCAAAGTGAGAGGCCCCCGGCCAAACACCGGGGGCTCTCGTCGTCGTTACAGAATGCCTAGCTGGCCCATCGCGCCGTTGAACCGCTGGATCAGCTCGAAGAGCTTTAGGATGGGGTCCTGTGGCTCTCGGTAGCCGATCTCCAGCTCCCAGCCCTTCGGGCCGTCCTTGCCCCACGAGTAGCTGATCTTCGAGACCCGTTCCACGAACACGGTGTGTGGGATCGGGAACCCGAGAACCGTTGTGCCAACCCGCGATCCGAGCCAGAAGTGCCCGTAGCCGGGTTCGCCCACGTAGTACGGAGCTGCGTCCGACACCTTGATGGTGTGGGCCGTGTGCGCCCTGGTCTCCCAGATTTTGGCCCTGGTCGCCAGGAACGCCGACAGCGTGAACGCCTTGGTGGCGTTCTCGACCCAGCCCTCGTAGTAGTGGAAGTCACCCAGGCCCGTCTCAGAGGTCTCCAGCAGCGGGATCGGCAGAGGCTGTCCGACCGCACGCAGCGTGGGGTACTCCTGGAACGCGAGGAACACGTTCTCGTACAACGGCTTCGCGACCGCGTCCATCATGCCGCCCAGCGGCGGCAGGTCGATGGCACCACCGACAGCGCCCAACGAGGCCAAAGCCGAGTTGATGAGCGATGTCAAGAAGTCGCCACCCATGTTGATGGCTGCCGAGATCGCTTCGTTCACACCGGGCATCGACTCACCGCCCGCCACGAAGGACGTGTCGGTGGCCTCGTAGTACTTGAACTCCGAGGACTTGATGCCGGTGTAGGGGCCTTCCTCGAACACGATCCACGGGGCGTGGGGAGAGGTCCCCAGGAACCACGGCGTGTAGTACTCACCGGGGAACGTCGGATCGCCCGTGAACACGTCGATGCCTTCGGTCATACCGTCCGAGGCGATGTTGACCACCGCACGGATGAAGCCCGTCAGCCAGGAGCCGCCGAAGGCGGTCTCCGTGCCCCAGCCCGAGTTGTCGATGATGTCCCAGACCAGGCAGCCGTGCCGGATCGGGATGAGCGACAACAGGTCTTCGAGCGGGCCGATGTTCAGCTCGCCGCGAAGGTTCTCGAACGGGTGCGGGTCCTCGTCCTTCAGGTAGCGTCGGCAGACGATGGTGAGCTGAGCATCCTCCAGCGTCTTCTTCGCCACGTCGTGGAACGACTGGAAGCGCGAGAAGACAATCGTCAGCGTCGAGTTGTCCCCGATGAGCGGGAACGGCTTGACGATGTTCCTCCAGTTGCTGATGTTGAAGCTCAGCGGCATCCACTCGGTCGGATCGAGCGGGTTGTCCGGGAGCGTCCAGAGGCTGGTCTCCAGCCGCAGGATGTTCACGAACAGCGTCAGCAGCAGACACCACTTCGCGGGACCAAAGATGATCCACAGCTTGGGGAACTGCAGCTCGGGCCGCAGGAACGGGTTACACCAGACAAGGATGTGCTTGGCGTGCTCGTAGTCGTGCTTGAACACGACATCGAGGTAGCAGTCCCCGTTCTCCTCGCGGACGACTCGGTAGTGGTCCATGAACCCCGACCACCGGGCACCCTGCTTGTCGATGGTGATGATGACGTTCCGCTTGGCGCGGCCCTTGAAGTTCATCACCCACTTCGCCATGTGGTGATCCAGCGAGAGCTGAATCGACGCTGTGCCCGTGTCGTTTTCGATGAACTCGAAGTCGCCACCGCGCTCCCCGGCGACGACACCCCGGAGGGTCATGTCGCCGTCCCAGAGCCGAATCAGCGGGGGCTTCAGGCGTTCCCGTTCCCGGAACGCCCTCCGCTCCATGACCGTGTCCCAGACGCGCTGAGCGTCCTCAAGGGTCGTGATACTTCCGTGGCTCATTCGAGCCCCCAGGGCCTAGTCCATGCCCGTGGAATGCGGAGCACGACCATCTGCCCCGGAACGGCTCCGCTCACGGTGATCTCGAAGGTCTTCGACTTCGTGTAGGGCGGCACCGGGTTGTGGAACCGGACGCCGTTCATACGAGCCCAGAGCTGGCTGCCGTTCTCCGAGGCGACCTGCTCGACACGCGGGTCGGTGTCGATCACGGCGTTCTCGGCCGGGGCCGTGTAGCCCTCCGTCGTCCGGTCGACCCGGACGTTCGGGACCGTGTTGTCATCGCCGTCGTCGTCCACCAGCGTGTGGCTTGCGACCGTGATCATCGGCTGCGGCTCACCCGCGAAGTCCGGACCCGTGAACGACACGCGCCACGGCTGATGCGGACTCAGCAGAGTGGGACCACCGGCCACCGTCAGGTTGCCTGAGCCGATGCTCGGCAGGGCTTCCAGAGCGGCCTTCACGGCGTCGTCAGTCGCATTGTGGACGATGGGCGATGTCAAGTCGCCCTTAAACTCAAGCACGAATGCACCCGCCGTGGGATCGCCTATCAGGCTGATCTGCTGGACCTCACAGGTCCGCAGGCCACCGATCAGACCGGGCATCCGGATGCGCCGGTTCGCCTGGTCCGGGTCCTCGAACGAGTAGTCCGGGACCGTCCAGATGACGGCGGGGGAGTTGGGAGCGCCCAACCACGGGATGCCAGGGATATACGGCTCGGCCGGCTCCTCGGTGGAACCTGGCAGAATCCACTTCAGCCAGATCGGCTGGTCGGTCGGATTCAGACCGCCCTTCCCATCGGCCGGGTCGACCTCGATGTACAGCGTCTCAGTGGGGAGCTGTTCCTTCGGCCAGGGCCACGGCAGCGGGTTCGGGTCGAACGTCGTATCCGTCTGCGTCACAGCGGTGTACACGACATCGTCCTGGTACCAGAATGGATCGCCTGCCACGCACACCATGACGGTGCGGTTGATCTTGTTCCCGCGTGGGTCGGTGAACCAAGAGACCTCCGGCGACTCCGCGAGACGGAGCTTCAGGTACCTGGTGCCGGATTCCGGGGTCGTGATGTAGAGCTTGCAGTCGCGGTCGAACGCCCACGCCTTGCGCCACTCTGATTCCCGAGACAGCCACGAATTGGGGCCGATGGCAGCGTCATTGGGAATCTCGACACCAAAAACGATGTCACGCTTTAGAATCCGGTGGTTGAGGTAGCGGGAGCCCGGCCAGTTACCGGGCTCCTCGTAGACCACCTTGACGGGCGGATCGTAGAGACCCTTCACGTCAGTACCCAGGTACACCCCCCGGTCCCCTTCTCCGGGACCGGCCAGGGTGAACCATTCGCCGTTGACCCCCTCCAGTTCTACGAGGGTGTCCACGGGTTACCTCCTATCGAATTGCAACGACTTCTTGTTCTGGATGGTCTGCTGGCCCTGGATGGCCTCGTCCATCGAGCCGACGTTGAAGATGAACTGCTCGCCGAACTTCAGGCCCTCCTTGAGCGCCTGGGACAGAGCCCCGTCGCCGGAAATGCCGATGTCCGAAAGGAACTGGGTGGCATTCGCCGTCGCGAAGTCGTAGGGCATCTTCAGCATCTTGTTGAACATCTCGTCGTACTGGTTGGCGGTCTCACCGACCGACTCCGAGTACTTGCCTTGATAGCTCAACTGCTCGCGCTGCAGTTCGAGCTGATCCTTCTGGATACTCAGCTCGTCAATGCGCTGCTGAAGTGCCTGTCGACCGGCCTTGTCCTTCGAGTCGAGCGCGTTCTTCTCGGCCTGCAGCCGCTGACGTTCCAGCTCCAGCTCGTCCTTGCGGATGCTGATCTGGTCCAACATCGCTCGCGTCTCGGCGTCGAGCTTCCCGGACCCTGTCGACTGGGACACGGTGCGGGACATGCTCCGCTGCAGATCGCCCGCACTAGTCGCGACGGACTGCATCTGGCTAGCCATCTGGCCGAAGTTGAAGTTGAACGCGATGTTGGCAGCGTCACCGAACACGTCCTTCGCGGCCTGCATGATGGCCCGAGCGGTCTCGACAATCTTGCCCTGCGTCCCGGCCAGACCATCTGCGAACGCTTCGCCCACAGACTGACCCGAGGCGTCCACCCAGCCAGAGCCCGAGAACGGACCCTTCTTCGCCGGGGAGAACGGGAAGAAGTCTCGCGCCGCCTGCACGACACTCCGTGCGGCGTCGGCCACAGCACCCACCATCGACTTGATGCCGTTGATGAAGCCCTGCACCAGCGCCTTACCAGACGACACCAGGAACGAGCCCAGATCGCCCAGAGCGGACTTGACCATCCCCGGCAGCTCTGCTGCCTTGGCGGCGATGTCCTGGCACCCTGAGGCGAAGCTAGACACCCATTCGCTGATCTTCGCGACGACCTCGGCGATAGCACCGACGAGCGACGAGATCGCTCCCAGCACAACGCCACCGATGGTCGCAGCCGCCTGTGCGAAGGCGGCGATCAGGCTGAAGATGATGCTCACCAGCGGGACGATGGTCGGCATCATCCGTGCGAACGACTCAGCTAGCGACACGACGTGAGGCAGTAACTGGGTGATCGACGGGATCAACTGGATGAACGCCGGGACCAACTGACTGATCAGCATCGGAGCGAGCTGAATGACCGCCCCGGCCATCTGCCCCATCGCGGTGGCGAGAGCCGGAATGTGCGGTGCCAGTTGGGCAACCACCGTCTGCCCGAGCTGTGCGAACGACTGCACCAGGCCGGGGATCAGAGGCTGAATCTGCTGCAGCGCCGTGGTCAGCGTCGTGCCGATCATGGTCGCGACAGGAGTCAGAATCTGGCCCAGCGTCTGGATGTTCGGGACCAGGAGCTGGCCCAGCGTGTCGGCCAGCGTGGTGAACGCGGGCGTCAGCGCCGTGACAATCGGTGCGAGGCTCGTACCGAGCTGTCCGACGACGTTGCCGAACAGACCCGAGAGGGAGGTCAGCGCGGGCATCAGTGCGACCGCCAGATCACCGATCCCGGTGAGGAAGGTGTTCAGCGGACCACCGAGCTGGCCCATCGCCTGCAGGCCCGACTCCATGAGTCGGGTGAACAGGTTGGTGACGCCGTCGAGAGTCTGGGACAGGCCCTTCATCGCGCCGTCGAAGACGCCGCTCGACGTGACCCTCTGGACCATCTGGTCGAACTGCGTGGCGAACGTGCCGAGCGATCCGGACAGGTAGCCGAACGACTGTGAGCCGGCCTCAGCCAGCGTCAGGAACGACGACGTGGCCGTCTGGATCGGACCCTGCAACTGGGAGAAGAACCCAGCGGTGTTCGCGAGGATGTTCTGTATCTGCTGGATTCCGGCGTTAGAGGTCAGCGCATTCGAGACACCCTGGAACATGTTGATCATGCCCTGGGCGACCGTCTGCAGCCCGCCCTGCAACAGCGGAATCTTCTGCGCGAAGTTGTCGAAGATCGGGCCGAGGCCCTGCTCGAACGTGCTCGACACAGCGGCCTTCACCGCGTCGAACGCGGGCATCAGCCTCTGGGCTGCGGCCTCGATGCCGTCCATGCCCAGCGCCACGACACCCACGCCTGCGCCGAACGCGCCGATCAGCGAGGGGAGACCGGCCAGGAGGCCAGCCACCAGTGAGATAGCCGGGGCTGCGGCCAGGAACACGCCCGTGACCAACCAGCCCATCCGGGTCAGGCCGAGGAACTTCTTGCCGACGTGCTCGACCTGGCTGCCTGCCTTCTCGGCCTCGTCACCGAATCGGCCGAGAGAGCCAAAGACGCGAGCGAACCCGTCTCCATCATCACCGCCGCCACTCCTGAGCGCCCTGATGGCGTTCTGGAAGCGTCGGAAGCCGTTGGTGGCATGGACGTTCGCGTCCCGGATCGCCATCATCCAGGACTTCCACCGGGCCTGGTTGGCCGACAATGTGCGGTCCTGCTGGCGCAGCCACTGCTGCTGCGTCCTCAGCGCGTCCGTGAAGTCCCGAAGAACCTGTGCCCCTCGACGGGCCATGACGTTGTTCGAGCGCCACCACGCATACGTGTGATTCAGGAGAGGGCGCTGGCGCTGCTGTTCCAGCGTCAGCCGGTTGACCTCGTCGCGGTATGCCTTGACACCTTGTGCCGCTTGCTTGCCCAGCCGACCGAAATCGGCCAGACCGGCGCGGAACTCGCGCCATGCGACTCCGAGGCCCTTGTTGTTGACATCGACCGGGACATCCACGCCAGCGGCTGCCTGGGCCTTGAGACCGGCCATGAGCGCCGCCATCTTGGCGCGAGTGCCCTTGGCATCCAGGTCGATGTCGATTGGGACGTTGCCACGAAGCGTCTTCTCAATCGCTTCGAGCTTGGTCTTGAGTTCGCGGTAGAAGTTGTCCAGATTGGGGACGACTCGGATCGAAATCCGACCGACTTCGGTACCGCCTGCGCCGCCTCCTGCCATTTACTCCTGTGCCGCCTTCCTTGCTTTCTTCGCTCGCTTCGCCGCGATCATCTGCGCCGCAATGGAAGCGAACGAGTTGGGCTTGTTGTTGTTCTTCTTCCTGGTGTTCCGATCAGGAGTCGGATACGGCTCGGGGGGCTTTGGCGTCGACTTCATGTGCGCCGCCAGGTACGTGTGCTGAAGAGCCCGCACCGCGTTGACGATTGCCGCGAGGGTGTACCTCGACTCATCCCAACCACGGAACTGGGGACCACCGCGCTTCTCTGAGTAGAAGCGGGAGCCCACCGGCAGCTCCTTGATCAGGACGAGGACCCACTTCGGAGTCAGGCGGGACTCCGGGACGAAGATGTCCCGGAGGTCCACGCCGTATGTCTCCATCAGGTCAGCGGCGACGGCATCGCCGTAATCGTCAATCAGTCGTGCGAGCGCGGCGCTTCCCCCGGATTCGTGGCCTCCATCCATGCCTCGAACACCTTGAGGGTCAACGCCAGATCGTCCTCCAGCGACTCGACCAGCTTCCGGCCCCCGGCCGGGGTGTCGGCGACGAGTTCGATCATCCGGAGGGCGATGCCAGCGGTGGCCTCAAGCTCCTCGACGGTCATCTCGTCTTCCGACTTGCCCTCGGACATCTTGTCCATGCGTTCGAGCAGACCGAAAATCTCCTCGCGTGCGGCCTTCGGGACGCGCAGCAGGTTGCGGAGTACGACGCTCGTCTTGGCGTCGACCTCGATCTTGACCGGAGCGAACTCCTTCTCGACCTCTTCACGGAACGAGTCGAGGGTGAAAATCTTTGACATAGCGGACCTTTCGTAGATGTTGATGAGGCGGGCCAGTAGTGGGAGGGGGAGGGGAAGGCCCGCCAAGGAAAACCCCTCCCCCTCAGTTCACTGCGACATCACTTGTGCGATGTCAAGTTTGGATCACGCGACGTTCGGGAACAGGTCCTCGTTGATCCACTTGAACAGCGGTTCGCTGTTGTGGTTCAGGAACGTCGCCCGAACCGGCAGCGAAGCGAACTCATCGACCGGGAGCTGGATAGCGTCGTCCCGGCGCACCGACGCCTTGGCGGCGTGGAAGCCGATGCGGACATCGCCATCCTCGATCACGACGAAGAACGCCTTCTCCGTGGGATCGGCGCTACCCGAGACCGCGAACTCGCCAGGGGTGCTGGAGGCGTTCGCGCCGTAGTAGAGCGCCAGGGCGTCCTCATCGAACTGGTGCAGGTAGATGAGCAGGTAGTCGACCGGGTCTTCGGTCGTCACCTCGCGCAGCTTCTTCTTCTGCCAGGTGCCACGAACTTCGGTGTCACCGCCGTCGAAGCCGAACTCGGGCATGTCGCCTCGGCTGGTGTGGCCGACGCTGTCCCAACCCGTGGGGGTCCAGGACGACGGGTTCGCGAGGTCGATGGTGTCGAGGTCGGCGGCAGCCGGGGCCGCAGTGCCCACCGGGGCGGTGTACACGTAGCCGACTGCAGCGGTCAACACCGCATTGTCGTTGAGTGCCATGTGGTGTATCTCCTTACTTGCGTGGGGGTCTGAGGCCAAGTGCGATCAGCCCTTGGACCCTCCAGGAGTCCATGTACGGTGAGCTGAACTGGGTGGCTCCCATCGTCTCCTTGATGGAGTGGAGGTAGCCTGCCTCGGTTTGGGTCTGGTTCTTCACCGCGTCGTAGAGCACTTCGAGGGCGTCCTCGTACAGCTCTTCACACTCGATGAGCCCAGCTTGGTGGTAGACGGTCAGTTCGATGACCGGCTTGGACAGTTGGTTCGGCCGGGTTTCGTGTCGAGTACCGCCGATTCGCCGGACGTTGATCAGTGGGAACTCGCGGTAGTTGATGTTCTCCACCCACGATCCGACCTTGGCGGCTTTCTCGGGCACTAGGGCATCCCTCAGGAGGGGGATGACCACGGCCTGGATGCGGGGCATCTCTGCCATGAACCCTCCTTACTTAGGACACGGCTCCGGAGCCCTTCGTGATGATGTACAGGCCCTCAGGGGCTTTCGTGTCCGTGCCCTCGAACACGCCAGAAGGCTGGTGGCCGAACTCGATTGCCATCGCGTTGGGCGCTTCGAGGTTGATGAAGCCGTCCACGTCGCCGTAGGACTTCGTCACCTGGGTCAGGTGATCGGGGCCGTATATCTTGTGCCACTGGGTCGATGCCCGAGCTGCCTCCAGACGGGCCTGCGACTTGTCGTGGCCCTCGTCGGTAGCGTCCCTGACAGCGGCCTTAACGCCGTCGAGATGGGAAACGATGTGGTGTAAGACGGACTTTCGGACCAGCTTCGCCATCAGTACCTCTTCATCGTGTAGCCGATGTGCTGGGTACGCCGGGAGCCGGTGTAGTAGGCCGGCTCTCCGAAGAGAGCCCACCGAACGCCCTTCCACTCGATCTGCGACTGCATCCCGAGAGGACCGTGCTCGCGGTCGAACTTCCGGGTGAAGTGAATCTGGTAGACCCGCTCCGACTCGAAACCCTCGTTGTCCTGTTCCTGTCGACGGGACGAAGTGCCAGACTGGCCGAGGACCTGAATCGTGGCCTTGGTCGGAATCCCCACGGCGGCAGGACGGGTTCTCGTGTTGCCGTCCGCGTCCGTCGTGACTTCCTGCGGGTAGACGATCACGTCCTGATTGCAACGGTCGAGGAGGCTCATCGGAACTGCCTCCGGTCGACGTTGCCCCAATGGATGCGCCAATCGTGAACGCAGAAGTGCTCGGGATTCTCGTCGTTGTCATGGCATTTCGTGACATCGACGTTGTCAGGGCCGTACTCCGGGTACGTCATGTCGGCCTCACGATCTGCGGGTACAGCACGAACATGCCGCGCCTGCGGATGCCGAGCGTCTCCCACTCGTCGTCAGTGACTTCGAGCTTTCCCGAGGCGAGCTGCTGGTGCAGCATGTACGTGTAGTTGCCGTCCGTCTCCTGCGTGAAGCCCTCCGGGTTGCGGAGCAGCCGCAGGACCATGTCGGCCTCAACCTGTTTCACGTCCTCGGGGTCGATGTCGCCGTTGGCGATCTTTGCGTCCAGGTCCTTGATCCGGCGCTTAATCATCCGCTCGGCGTCTTCGAGCCGCGTGTTGACGAGGGTGGTCTCTTCCTCGGAGAGTTCTCGGACCCAGCGATTCTCTACGTCAGTTGCAGTCGCAATCGCCATGTCTTACCTCACTCTCCGTCGTTGTCGACCTCTACGGGCTTCTCAGATGCCCTGCGCCTGCGGCGCTTTGGTTCTGCCACGGGCTGTGGCTTCGGGGTGTCAGCCGACTCCCAGGTGCTGAGAGTCAGCAGCGTGGCACCAACCTCTTCGCTGACCGTCACGACACCGCCAGTGAGCTTGCTCCGAATCCTCATGTGTTCCTTTCGGTTTGGCTCACAGGGAGCCGGGGCCGTTAAGCCCCGGCGTCCCCGTGTGCGATGTCAAGGATGGATCAGGCCGAGACCTTGTCCGTCAGCTTGACGAAGGCGTCCTTGTCGTTGACCATGAACGCGAACTCAGCCTCGCAACGGACGGCGACCATGTTGTGCTGCCACAGCGAGACGAGCTTGGGCACCCACACGCCGCCCGATTCCTCGCCGAAGTCGAGCGTGGCCTGGTCGGTCACGTCGAAGCTCAGACCACCGATCTGGCCCCAGACGACCTGGCTGAAGTCGCCCATGATGCCCACGACGCGGCTACCGGCCGTGCCGTTGACCACGTTGTCCGCGACGTAGGTCGGACGACCCAGGATGCGGCCCTCACGGATGGCACCGACCTGCTCGGTGTAGGTGCTCTCCACGAACAGCGGACGACCGTTGGCGTCGACAGCGGTGTTCAGGATGGGCTCGGTCACGTTGTCGAGCAGCGTGCCGGTCCACCGCTTGCCAGCGTCGACCAGGGTCTGCAGACCGGCGTTGACCGCCAGGTAGGCGTTGCCCTGCGCGCCAGCGGTGCCGGTGTCGGTGTCGACCAGCGAGACCTCCTGCGTGGTCTCGGCCAGGTAGCCCACGAACTCGCTCGGCTTGCTGATGCCGTGGATCGCGGCCTGGTCGAACTTCAGCGCGATGGCCTCAGCGATCTTGGTCCGCATGGTCTCCAGGTAGCCCAGCGGGTTGAGACGCACGACTTCAGCCGACTCGGCGAAGATCGTGGTGATCTTCACCGGCTTCAGTTCCTTCTGACCGAACGAACCCTTGGTCAGGGGCTTGCGCTCGGCCTCACCGGTCCACGACGCCGAGACAGCACCGGTCCAGTGCGGGATGGCGATGCCGGTCGGACCCATCGGAATCTTCCGAGCGATCCGCTGAACGACGGAGGTCTTCTCGATCTCCTTGAAGTAGTCCTGCGCCTGTTCCGGCTTCAGGAACGCGCTGAAGTCGCCAGTGAGTGCGACCTGATCGGCGGGAACTTCCACGCCTGCCATGTGTTATCTCCTTACTCGTTGGGTGGGGTTGTCTCTCAGAGGCGGCGACGCGGCTTGGCGCGCACGGCCTGTTCGAGAATCTTCAGAACCGGGTCTCCGTTGAGCGGGACCGTGCCGCCAGCACCCTGGGTGTGGTCGACCGGCGAATCGCTCGCGGGGGCCTTGTTCAGCAGCGTCTTGACCCGATTGACGCTCTCCGAGACGGTTTCCTCGTCGGTGCCCTGGACCAGGGTCACGACATCGAGGATGTCTTCGACCGGAATCTTCGCTTCCACAACCGCTTTCAGCTTCAGCAGCTCCAGCGACGTGGCATCGAACTGGTTCTTCAGTTCGGTGAACGCCGTGTCCTTCTCAGCGAGCTGTGCCTCGTACTCGCGAACCACTTCGGCTCGGGTCTCGGTCTTGGCTGCCTCGACGGCGTCCTTCTTCTCGTTCCGGTACTTCGCGGCCTCCTGACGGAGTCCTTCGACGTACTCCCGGCTGAACGACTCGACCTTCGGCTCCTGGCCGTTGTCTGGCGTGCTCGGGGTCTCGGTGGTCGTCTGGGTGTCAGACATTGGTGTTTGCCTCCTGGGCGTGTTGACAGCCCCACCTGGGGGCCTTGGATGGTTGAATTACGCTGCGAGAGCAGCGAACTCGGACATGGAAACGTCGCCTCTCTCAAGACGACGACGGAGCGCGTTCTGCGTCTCCTTGTTCACGTTGGTGGTGCGGGCCTTCCCGGACTCGATGAGCCGGTCAGCCTCTCGACCGGCCTCGATCCACAACTGCTCGGCTCGCTTCCATGCGTCGTAACCGGGCCAGTTGCGTCGGTCGTAGACCGGCACCACCTTGCAGTCGCACCCGTCATGCCACTGCCGCATGTACTCGCTGACATCCTCACCGGCAGCGATCATTTCGGCTGCCGTCGTGTCATCGAGGTCTAAGCCTGCTGTGTCAGCCCCGAGGTAGACGGGTCCTCGGCTGATCAGCATCAGGCACCAGTAACAGGTCTCTCGGCCAGTCGCGACCCGCGCCCAGCCCTTGACCACTCCAGACTGTGGATCGTTCTCCACAGCGCGGATGATCTGTTTCCGGCCAGCCATTTCGACTGACCGGACGATCCGGAGAGCGAGTTCGCCCGGAGCTGAGTCAGGAGCGTTTGCACGCGAGAACCGCGTGCGAAGGGGCTCCATGTCGTCCAGGAACTCCTCGAAGTCGTACTCGACCAAGTACCGGGGATGCGGTGGCCTGCCGTGCTTTTGGCGCTCGCTGTCGTAGAACTGGCGAGCTAGCTCGGCTGCCTCCAACCGGCGTCGGTAGACCTCCGGGAAGATCAGCTCCAGGAAGTTGATCCAGTCCGTCACCGTCAACTGCGGTACACGGAGGAACTTCGCGTGCTGTAGGACGTAGCGGGCGATTGCTGCCGAGACGACCGCTTGCTGGGCGGCGTACTCGTCAGCGTTCACTCCTGCGGAACCTCCTTGGCGGGAGGCTCATTCGGAGCTTGCTTCTCAGGCTGCTGAGGCTGGCCGGGGCGTGGAGCGTAGAGGCCGGCGAGTTGACCCACCGGGTTCTCCTCCTTGTCCCACTCCTTCATCTTCCGGCGCGTCTCGACCGAGTAGCCCATGTCGATTCGGGCCTGTTCCTTCGGGATAACGCCGTTGCCCTGGTTGTAGAGCTTGCTCGCGGCGTCGGCCTTCGCGGCGTAGGTCGGCGTGCTCGGGTCAGCCCAGATCGACTCCAGCCGGTACATGGCCGGTGGAATCTCGGAACCGGGGTTCATGACCTTGTGTGCCACGCGCATGACCTGTTCCCAGGCCCCACCGAAGATCAGCGCCTTGCGCTCCGCGTTCATCACCAGTCGGGACTCAGACGACCGGATGGCCTCAGCCGAGGCCGGGTTGTCCGAGCTGAACGACAGGTACTGGGGCGGGAGGCCGGTGTAGGCCGCTGCCTTCTTGTCCAGGGCGTCAAGGGAATCCACGAAGTTCCGAAGCTCGGCGGCGTCGAACTGGTACGCCTTGCCCTCCGGGGCCTCGAAGCCCAGGATGCGGGCGTAGTACGCCTCGAACGCCTGACGCGGCGTGACCGCCTCGTCGTCGTCCGGGATGCCCAGCTCGCGTCGGGTGACGCCGAACAGCAGACGGAGGGGCACACCCATCAGCTCGGCCGTCGACTGCATCAGCATCAACGTCCGGGCGGCTGCGTCCGTCACAGAGCGCAGCTCGGGCGTAATCTCCGTGGTGCCATACAGATCGGACAGCCGCGTGCGGTTCGCCAGGGGGACGACCGGCACCAGGCCCATGTTGTGCTGGACCGTGCGGGTCTCCTGCCAGGTGCTGTCGACCTTGTCGAAGTAGACCGTCCTGTCGAGCTGGTACAGCGTGGCCGAGACGACCTCGCTGCCGTTCTCGTCGTAGATCGCCCGGATCGCTTCCGTGACCACACGGCTCCGGGGGTCGATCTTGGCGTATAGGTTGGTGGGCGGCTCCACGCGGATGATCGGGACCTTCGGGTCCACACCGAAGTCGAACTTCGGGTCCGGTGCCGAGACGGTCACATACGACCGGCCATGCACCAGGGCGTCAACGTGGCCCAGCGTCGACTCCACGTCGAGCTGGTTGGCCTGCCACCAGTCCCACAGCTTCTCGTCGGCTTCCTCAGCGCCGCCCATTCGGAAGCCCTCCAGCTTCAGCCGGTCGGCCAGCGCGTTGATGTACAGACGGGGGTAGCCGACATGGGCCAGCAGGTCCTGCATCTCAGGCGGGACCGAGATGCCGATGGCGTCCGGACGCCGTTCCGACTCGTAGTAGGCGGTGTTGTCTTCGAGGTCGGCTGTCTTCTCTTGGAACTCGTTCAGCAGTTGTTCGCGGCGGGTGTTCGGGTCAACCTTCGCCTGCTGCTGCTGCAGTGGGCTCTTGGTTGCCATCAGCGGATCACCACCGCTCGACCGCTGCGATGCTTCTTACTCATCAGGTAGTCCTGTCTCGCGCCAAACGCCAAGACCGCGCAGACAGCGGCGTCGATCTTCTTGCTGCTGTCCTTGCTCTCTTTGCGGATGGAAATCGCGTCGAATGTCGTTGGGTGTCGGCGGGCGTTCAGAACGTGTTGGCGCAGAACGGGATTGCCATCGTGGTAGACCTCCCGTTCGAGCACGGCATCAACGAACCGCTCACAGTCGAGAGCGAATCGCTTTGTCTGGCCGCGCATGTCGAATGCGATCGGATGGCCGGGGGTCGCGTTGACCTTTACCTTCCGCTTGAAGTCCTTGCTCCACTGGTCGACGTATGCCTCGAACTCCTTCACGTCGGCACGGAAGGCGACCACGTCGTACCGCTGGAACGCGGAGCGGACTACCGCATCCACGTCCTCTCGGGGGACCTCATCCCCAGGGAAGTCCTCGGGGTTCCACACCCGGAGCACGAACAACATCGCGTCCTCGACCCGGCACGCCACCAGAGCGGTCCAGTCGTTGGACTTCGACCCGTCGAACCCGAGCGTGATCCGGTCATTCGGCTTGAGCGCGAACATCTTGTCGGTCAGCGCCAGACGGTCCCACTCGTTCGGGGCGATCCACGAATCCTCGTGTGCGTTCACCTGATTCAGGAACTTGCGTCGGGACTCCGACACCGGGTTCTTGGTGTTCAGCACCGAGCCCAGAATCTCTTCCAGGGGGAGCCAGTACGAGTCGCCTCGGGCGACCTCCAGGCCCTCCATCAGCTTCTGGATGCCCTGCTCGTACCCTTCCGGGTCCTCCTTCTGCGACGGAATCTCCGAGACCGGGGTGTCGGCCGGCGCTTCGAGCGCGTCGTAGAGAACGCCTGTGTCGACGGCCTTTCCGGACTGGATGTCCATGTAGTGGTCGTATGCCTTCTCGGCCACGGTGTCGTTGCCGGGAATGTGCGCGTTGCAGATCGCGAGCTTGCGTGCGGAGGGAATCTTCGCGACGTTGCCCTCGATCACGTCGTCCATGTCGACGCCGTCGTTGACGTTGCCGTCCGGACCCACGCCCCACCACTGGGTCTCGTTCTCGATCACCAGCGTCGGGCGGTTACCCTCCATCGACGCCGGGGACGAAGTCGCGGCCTCGATCCGGCCACCGACCTCGCTGTAGATCACGAACTTGTTCACGTCCAGGCCGTACTCGGCCTTCAGCTCCTTCGAGATCATGACCGGGAACATCGAGAACGTGTTCTTCGTCTGATCCTGGGAGACAGCGGCAATCGTGATCCACGCGGCGTGGCGCGGTTTGCCGACCGGGTTGCCGTTGGCGTCGAAGTGTGAGAACGCCACGGGGCCACAGAGTTCCGCGAGCGCGATGGCCGCACACAGCGGGTCCTTGCCCCAGCCCTTCATACGGCGCAGGGTGCCCTCGCGGTAGACGTACCGGCCTTGGTCGTCGACCGCGTACCACCACAGGATGAACCGGGCCTGCTCCAGTGTGGGCAGGAACGGCCCGCCGCCTGCGGGCGAGCGGACGTACTGCGCCAGCCAGTTCAGAATCTCCCAGCCGAGGGTCTTCTCAGGCAGGTACCAGGAGCCGTCCTCCCGCACGGCCCAGATCGGGCCGATCTTGTGCGGTGGTTGCGGGAGGAGCGGCGCGGGGTGGTGGTTATTCAGGCTCACCGCTCCTCCTTCCGTGTCATGTCAAGTCGCGTAGAAACTCGACTGCGGGGCCGATGTTGTAACCGTGCGCGGTGCTCCCGGCGAACTTGAGCGCGTCGATGGCGGCGTTGACGGCGGCGATGCCTTCCCAGATCGGGCGTTGGCCGAGTTCCCAGAGCTGGTGCATGATCGAGTTCTCCCCGATCCACCAGTCGGTGGCTCGCATGACGATCTTGCAGATGGCGATCTGGTATTCGTGCATGTCGTCGTCGCGGATCGAGGCGTACATGTCCTCGTCGTGCGCGTAGTCCCGGACCTCGAACGGAGCGTGCTCCAGACCCTCCAGGCGGTCCTCCATGATGCCGTGGGTGTCCGGTGCGGCGATCCGGTGAATCCACCGGTCGTCGTGGGCAATTCCCTGCTGGCGCATGGGATTACCCCAGAAGACGACCTTGCGAACCTGGTGCAGCAGGTAGTGGAACTCGCCTGCCGGGTTCATGATGTCGTACTTCAGGACGTAGGCGACGACCATCGCGCCTTGGGAGTACCCGGCCAGGTTGACCGTGTCCCCCGGACGCACCCGGCGAAGCTGCACCCGCAGCTCGCGGACGCCGTCCATCACCGAGTGCCACATCGGGAATGCGGCAGCCGGGTAGTTGCCGATGGGCTGCCACCGGTACAGGTCGAGCACCTGTCGCGCAGTGTCGGCAGGCAGGCCAGGCCCGAGCGGGTCGGGCTGGCCGGTGCCGTGGACGGTGAACAACCAGCGGTCGCTCATCGGTCCTCGCCGTAGGGCTCCAGAAGGTCGTACAGCTTCTTCTTGAAGCGGATCAGGCCCTTGCAGTACTCCTGGCCGAACTTCGCCAGCCAACGCTCGCCGTGGGGGTCAATCTGCTTGAACGCCCAGCTATCCGGGTGGACGCCGTCGCGAGCGACTCGCTCCACGAACTCGACGGCCATCGGCACGTCGAACAGGTAGGCGCGGGTCACCGCGTCGTTCCAGACGTTGCCGTCGATGTTGTAGACGAAGCCCAGCAGCGTCTCGATCTGCTTCTGGTCTTCGGCGAAGAATGACCGGGTCGGTCCCTTCTTCATGATCTCGTCGTACAGCTCGCGCTGTTCCTTCGGGGTCAGGGCACTCAAGAAGCCCTCCTCCTCTCCGTCAAGTAGTTTCAGCAGGTCGTCACCGACAGCGAGTGCGCGGTCGTACCGTTCCTTGCGGTGCTTCATCCACGTCGGCGCTTCCCAGCTCGTCCCGCCGTTGATCAGGCGGGTGACCTCGGTGAGGTTGCGTTCGTCGCAGAGCCGGTTGATCGAGGGACGCTCGACCGTCCAGTACCAGGCAGCGCCGATGCCGGCCCAACGAACGTCGGCCAGCGCACGCGGGTTGTCCACGAAGTACGTCGGCGTCGGGACCAGCTTGCGGTCGAAGCACCAGCGGGAGAACCGCTCGTAGTTGCCTCGCCAGGTGATCTGAATCCAGGTGCGCCCCTTGTACTTCCACCGGTCGGTGACCTCGTTGGGGTCGCCGTGGTTCCGGCCGTGGTCGTACTCCTGGGTCGCGTTGAAGTTGTCCGACTCATGGCCCCACTGGGCAATCGCCATCGCGATCCGGGGGACGTTGTTGCACTCGGCCAGACGCAGGCCCTCGCGGAACGTCGGCAGAATCTCGCGGGCCTTGGCCTCGGAGATGCCCGCAGCACGCGCCAGGATCGGCGCGGCGTCGACCGGAGCCGGTGCGGGGGCCGGTGCGGGCTTGGCGTTGGCCGCGTATGCGTAGCCCTTCGGCGGGATCAGGGTGGCAGCCTGGTCGAAGCTGATCCAGTAGTTGAACGGCTGGAAGCCCGAGTCAGCGATCCACAGCGCCCGAGCGCCGGGGGTGTCGTCGTAGCCCATGCACGCGACGTAGTGGTACGTGGTGCCGCCCGAGTAGCGCGGGTTCGGTGAGCCCTTCACGCCTCGGGGCTTGTTGCTCGGGGGAGCGACCCAGTTCATGATCACGCCGTAACCGGCGTTGATCGAACGAACGATGTGCTGCCACAACGCCTCTCGCTGTGCGGCAGTCGGCGGGTCGTTCGGCATGTAGACCGAGGTGTATCCGGCCTCCGGGAGTCGGCGGTCCAGGACCTGCTCGATCAGACCGACGTAGTCGGTGCCGTCCCGGTCATCGCCCCGGCCGGGGTTCTCGATGGCCTCGATCTCGTTGGCGAGCGTGGCTTCGGGGACGATGATGCCCCGCGAGTTGAGCACGACCTGGGTGGCCGCAGGGCCACACCACCAGCCGGTCTCCTGCGGGACGATGTTGCGGTCGTAGGGGAGTACCCGTTCCGTCATCGGCTCCTCCCTCGGAAGATGTCCAGGGCGCGTCGGACGATGGGGTCGATGATCCGGTCGTCCAGATCGCCTGGGATCGCGTCGGTTACGTCGTCGGCGCGCCGTACCATCGCCTCCGTGACTGCCGTCACCAGGGCCTCGGTCAGCGCGGGGATGTGCTTCTCGATCTCGGTCGCCACCGCGTCGATCACGCGGGGGATCAGTGTCTTGGCGATCTCGTCGCCAATGAGCTTCAGGATCATGGGAGTCCTCTCTGTGTACGATGTCAAGTAGCAGACGCGGCAGGGCTCGAACCTGCAGCCGGCGGCTTTGGAGACCGCTGCTCTTCCAATTGAGCTACGCGCCTAAAAGACCCCGCCCTGACGAGAGGACGGGGTGGGTAGTCAGGAACTCAGCGAGTCGAAGTAGTCCTGCAGTGTGTAGTAGAACCGCGTGCGCTTGTACGGGTAGGTGTCTTCGCCAACCTCAACGGTGTCGTAGATCACCTCGGTGACGTACACACCAGGCGGGCTCGGGTTCAACGCTGCGATGGCAGCCTCGATAACCTCTTGTCCCACTTGGGTACTCGCGTCAGGGAAGTCTGACAGGTCCAGCTCGATTGTCGCCGATGGGTGGTTTGGGTCGATGAACTGCAGGGTTACTACCATGTAGTCCTTTCGGGTGAATCAGTATGCGCGGAACCACGCAGCGCCGGGAGCGCCATTCTGGCCGCTGCCGAAGCCTGGGTAGTGCCCTGACCCGGAGCCGCCCGGTGGCTTACCGGCCTGGTTGTCACCAGTGGATGCGCCGCCGCCGATGTACGTCTTGCCGTTGAACGTCAAGTTGCCGGGGCTATCGCCTCGGGCACCTTCTCGGCTTGCCCATCCGAGACCGCCAGCCCCGCCTGGGCCTGTGATGGTGCCTGATCCGTAGTTGGCGGTAGTGTCGCCGCCCGGTCCACCGGGCAGGATGCTCGGCCCGAGGCCGCCTGCACCCGCAGCACCCACGCTGCCAGTTATCTGGGTGACACTCCAGGGAATGTCGACCCCACGCTTGAGCGTGATGCTGTTCCACTGCCCTGGTGCCCCTGACGCGCCTACGTTGAACAGCGCCGCCGACGCCTGACCCCCGCCACCACCGCCGAGCACGATGATGTCGATGTACCGGCAGTTGGCGGGGATGTTGAAGGTGTACGAGCCTGCGGTGGTGAACGATTGGGTGGTCTCAGCGAAGGCAGGCCAAACCAACTCGTTGCCGAGGAAAATCCGATCCGGGGTCACCGTGCCGACGCGGAAGTTGTTCAGTGCCGTGCTACCGAGATAGATGGGCATCTGTTACCCCACGATCACGTAGAACGTCGTCGCGACCTTGGTGGCGGCGTTGTACTCGGTCTGGGTCATCTTGACGAAGTCGAGGACGGTGCCATTCGAGGACGGGACGCCGGGAGGACCCTGAATACCCTGAGGCCCTTGGTCTCCGGTATCGCCCTTGTCGCCCTTGTCGCCCTTGGGGAGGACCAGGTTCAGCGTCTGGCTGGGCGACGTGCCGGTGATCGTGGCGCTGGCAGACGTACCGCTGGTGACCGTGCCGATGGACAGCGTGTTGGCAGGACCCTGCAGGCCCTGAGGTCCTTGCGGTCCCTCGTCGCCCTGGGGTCCCGCAGGACCTTGGGGACCTTGCGGTCCTTGGGGGCCTTCGGGTCCTTCGGGACCTTGCGGCCCTTCCGGGCCGACGAGGGAGTCCAGCCAGTCCTGCTCGGTGCCAAGGAACCCGTTCAGGGCCGCGACCATGTACGCGGACTTGCCCTCCGGGCCTTCCTCACCCTGAGGACCAGGGGGACCCTGTTCCCCTTGCGGACCCTGAGGACCCTGGGGGCCGGTCTCGCCCTGCGGACCCTGAGGGCCTTGCGCGCCCTGGGGACCTTGGATGCCCTGAGGACCCTGTTCGCCCTGCGGGCCTTGCGGCCCGATCTCACCCTGCGGCCCTTGCGGGCCGACCGGACCCTGGGGACCCTCAGGACCCTGCTCGCCTTGTGGGCCTTGCAGACCCTGCGGTCCCTGGATGCCTTGTGGGCCTTCTGGACCGGTGAATCCTCGGGGTCCCTGCGGGCCTTGTGGGCCGATGGGACCTTGTGGCCCCTGCGGGCCTTGGACGCCCGCTACGGGCGCTCCGGATGCCTCGTCGGGCCAACCACCGTTGTATCGGTACAGGAGCCCGCCTGCGATCCAGACCTCTCCGTCTGCGGCGCTCGCGGGCAGCTCTGCGTAGCTGTCCACCTGGCCGTCGATATGCAGGCCGTCGCCCTCCGGGCCGGGAGGCCCCTGCGGGCCGACCTGACCGGGCATCGCGAACAGCCGATCCGGCTGCCTCGACAGACCGACGACACCGCGTGGGGTCTCGGTGGGGATGGACACCAGCCCGCCAGTGTGCTGGGCGCGGACGCGGATGCGGCCAACGAGCTGCTGCAGGGTGCCGACGATAGAACCGGTGGGAGTGCCGACGTAGGAGACCGCCGGCTGTCCGTCAGTCGGGAATCCTCGCAGCCTCATCGGATCACCCCTGGACCTGGACCGTGCCCAGTGCGATGGGGTCGCCGCCGCCAGCCTCTCCGTCTGGCAGGAAGACCAGTTGCCACTTCGTGCGGGCGGGGATCGCGTCTGCGTCCTCGGATTCGACCTTGATCGTCGCGAGGGACCCGTCGATGACGAAGTCCCAGAGCGTCTTCGGGCTCGTGTCGAACTCGAAGAACAGGGTGCCTGCCGGGAAGTTCACCGGCTGCCCGGACGCATCGAGGTTCTCGAACGACCACTTGAAGTCGCGTCCCCGCGTCAGGACGAGCGTGTCGGCTTCGAGCTGGGGTCCGATCACGGACATGGGTCTTGTTCCTTTCAGGTAGTCGGTTCCAGTCCCGAAGGGGGGAGCTGCGCCGAGAGGAAAACGCGCTCAACCCCCTCCGGGAGGGTCTGAGGGTGGTCAGCCCTTGCGCTGTGCGCCGAGCTGCTTGGCGAACATCTCCGCTACGTCGACCACGACGCCCTCGGCCTGCTGCCGCTCGACTTCGAGCTGCACTCGGCGGCGGTCACCCTCGCTGACGAGCAGGCTGCTCAGCATCGAGTTGACGGTCGTGAGTAGCTGCCCGTTGGGCTTCGGGCTCTTCAGGAGCCCGTCGAGGAAGTGAAGCGCCGTGCGGGCGTACTGCCAGTCGCTCGGCTCGTAGTAACGGGACTGCGCTGAGTCGCGCAGGGACTGATACAGATCACGAACGATGGGATGCGGGTCCTCGAATCCGAGGTCCGGAATCGGGACCGTACCGATGGCGGTCACCTTCTCGGTCGGGACCGCGTCTTTGTTGCGTCGGATGCGCTGATCCGACCGCTTACGAACTGGGCCTCTCTCGCCCACCTGACACCTCCTGGGTGAAAAGCGGGCTCCCGGCCCGCTGCATCAACGGGAGCCGGGATGGCGTTCGGTTGGTCGCTTCCTCCTGGCTCGTAACTCGCGCTTCCGGGCATGGCCCTCAGCGGATGACTTCTTCCCGTGGCAGCGACGGCACGCTGCCTGCAGGTTGCTGAGACGGTGATCATCTCCTCTGCGGATGTGATCCACATCGGTTGCCTTCCCGAGGCAACCGGGTCTGCGAATCTGACACCGGTATCCGGCTGCCCGCAGAACGGGCTGCCGGTAGTTCTCCTCCCAGTCGTCTGGGAGACGACTGCTGCGGTCTGAGGAGTCCCAACTCATCAAGACCCCCTTATAGAGGCAGCCGCCTGTGGTCGGCGGCTGCCGACAGGGAAGACCGAACGACAGTGAGTGAGGTCTTCGACCTCTCAGAGGGCACCGCTCCGAGGCGGTGCCTCTGGACTATGTCAAGTAGACCGCCGCCGAAAACGGCGGTCTTTTACTGGGTAGTAGGGCAGCGCAGTGGAGGCGCTGCCTCCCGGCCGCGCTGGAGCGCGGCTCCTGGAACTCCCCCTCCTTTAATGGTTCCCCCTCTTTTACCCCCTCACCCTGTAGTAGGTGAAACTTCCGAGAAAAGTTTCAGCGGGTCCCTCCATTTGTGATGCACTTCACTTGTCCTCGAGCGTGACCTGGTGTTTTGTCAAGTCTGACGACTGGGGCTCCTGAGGTCGAAACCTCAAAACCCGTACATGATCCGGCGAACGCA